GGCTTGTCTACTATCCGATCTCTACCGCCACTTGAGCCCAGCCGCGACGCTGACTGCAAGCGGGCCTAGCCACAACGCGAGTCCGAACGACAACAGAACGATTCGCTTCATCTTCCCTCCTTCCTGGTAAACTTGAATCAGTCGAACGGCAGCCGATTGATAACCAATACCATCATACACCACGGCGGCGCGAATGTCAAGGGCTTTCCCCTCATCTCCACTTACCCCTCACCCGCGCCCCTTGCCACAGCGCGCGCCCCGACAGCTTCTTCGCCTTGCGCTCTGCGATGAGCTCGTGGTCAGCCTCGCGCGCTTTACCAAGTCTCTCGAATGCCGCCAAGTTCTCCGCTGTCGCCTCTTCCTTGCATGGCGGGAGGTCGGGGTCGCAATGCCTGGCGCAATACCAGCCACCGCCCAGCGCAGCAGGGTTTTGCCGTTCATAGTGCCCGATGCTACAGACTGGATTCGGGAATGTCTTTGCCCGAGGCGTGGCGCTGACGCCCCGAGACCTGTGAGACCGAATCGTACCGCCAAGCTCGACGATCCAGCGGCGTACGTTGTTGCGATCGGCACGCACGATGTCTCGCACAGCCCGCAGCGACAAGCTCTCCTCGATGTAGAGCTTGTAGGCCCGTTGCGCGCGAGGGTCGGGGGACGTCACAGCCCCGCCTCGCGGAGGGCGTCACGAATGTAGCGGCGTAACCTTGTAAACTGCCAGAGAGTTCGCCGCCATTCCTTTAGACCTGGCCACCCATAGCGGTAGATTCGCGAAATAACATCGGCAAGCGAACGCTCGAAAGTGGTGCCTAGATTGACCTCGAAAGTGCGCAACAGCCGCGCGCACTTGTGATCCGCGACGGCCTGCCGGTACATGGGCAGCCAGAGACATATGGTGGCCTCGCACCTGTCTATCGCGTCCCTGCATTCGGCGTTGCACATGAGCCCGATGCCGACGGGACAGGGATAGGCGTCGAGAGTGGGCGGTTTGCGCTTCGCCTCGCCGCTCACGACGGCGCCTGATCTGCGAGAAAGTCCTCGCCCTCGGCAGAGATGGCGTAGTAGCAGAAGCCGTCTCCGGCATCCTGCGCTACACAGACTAGGCCACGCTTCCGCAATTCGACAAATGGCTCGCGGGAGAACGATGTGCCGCTTGCCTCATACGTGACAAACGCGCTCCCGATGGCGTCTAGGAGCCGGCGGCCGCCAGCCATCCCGCGCAATATGTCTAGCGCAGTACCCGAAAGCGGTTTCTCGCTCTCCGCCTCTGGCGTTTGCGCGTCGAGGCGGGCGCGGCCTGCTGACGTGATGCGGTAGCGCTGTTTGTAATTTGGCGCGCTGCTTGGAAATGTCGAGGAGAACATCACTAGACCTCGTTCAGCCAAGGTGTTCAGCGTATGGTGAGTGTAGGGCGCGCGGTTGTCGTTGGATTCCCACACAAAGCCAGGATCGTCGCCAATACTCAGGAGGGCCTCGCCTTGCTCATCCAAGCCGCGCAAGATGGCAAGATCCAGCCCGCGTAGCTCCGCCTCATCGGGCGCGGGGTCGGGCTCCCCCGCCCCATCCGTCAACGCGGCGGCTGAGGGCGTCGCCATGTTGGTCGCCATCTCTCCGCACAGACGCCCTTCTTTAAACGGGTCACCCCAGTGAGCTGGCTGGGGTATCTGTTGCTCTGCCCCATCCGTCAGCGCGTCCCGGTGCTGCTCTGCCATGCGCAGCATCTCGTGGATGGCCTCGTGGAGCTCGGCAAGCTCACCGGGCGCCATGAGCATGCGGTCATCGTTGAGGGCAAAGCAGTACTGTTCACTGAAGATGTCCTCGACGCCATCATCACCTAGCGTTTCCTGTGCCAGCACCATCTCACGCGCTAGGCTCCACTCCTCAGCGTGTCCGAAATAGATCCTGCTGTCTTGTTCGCGTCGCATCGTTAGCCCTCCTGTTCTGCGAGATAGGCAGCGCCTTCGGTACTGATGCCCCAAGTGCAACGGGAGTTGAGCTCATCGTGCCCTACTATTTCCACCAAACGGTGGCTACGGAGCTCCTCGAGGTGTTCCTCCGGCAAGGTGGCGACGGCTTCTGCGTAGCGGCATCTTCCACCCTCTACGTTGTCATGTACCAGGGATCCCTTGCCCATCATGCGTAGCATACCGAGCGCGGAATCTGAGATGCTCTCCGTCTCGGCGGCCTCTGGGTCGGGCTGGTCATTCCAGCCGCCCATTCCTTGCGCCGCCAGCTTGGCGAACGTCTCGCGGGCCTCTATGCACTCGTGGATCTTGTCGTGCAACTCGTCGATGTCGTCGTTGCGCAAATGGAAAGGACCCATCAGGCCGATTTTGATTCCGAGTATCTTCTCGGATTCCTCTTCGAGCAAGTTTATACTCACCTCGCCATAGCCACCGCCGAACTCGGTCGTGTACGTCAATTTCCGCATCGTTCCCTCCTCTGCTATTCTGCCTCGATCGCTTCCAGCTTCTCAGCCAAGCCCTCCCAGGCGTCGGCGCGTTTGATAGCGCGCCCCTTTTGCCATTTCGGTAAGAGCGTTGCCATAGAAAACGTGCGATACCTCGACGCCAATCCTTGCGGCGTCGCCCCGGCAAGCTCCGCTATCACCACTGTCCGCATCGCCTCGTACTCCTCATAGATGGGGCGCAGGGGGCAGAGATCGGCGATTTTGCACTCAGGCATTTCCTCTGACGAGCAAAAGTAGCTGATTGCATTCATGCCAACATCAATACCCTCTGGCACGCAGGGGAAATGTTCCATCGTCTCTCGCCCGCGAATGGTATGCCATAGGCTCACGTCGCTCTCCTCTCTCTCGTCACCGCGGCCACGATTTCCACTCACGCCCGTCGAGTGTCGGGTCCGTGCCTGGGTAGAGACCGCTCGACTGTTTGAAAAAGTACGGGATGTCCCGCTCATCGCACTGGCTTTTCAAATCGATGGCCCACGCCTTGTCAAACGGCCGGCGGTTCGGGCCGCTCTCGGCGCCGCATACGACCCAGTCGGGCCTGGCGTCGCCAAGGTCGATAGGTCCGAGCATGGGCTCGACAGAGATCCAGCGCGTCTCGACCGATGCGTTGTCAAGCCAGGACCACCGATCCGATAATAGTTGCTGCGTCTCGCCAGTAACCCCAAACCAGATATGTGCTATGTCATCTAGCCAAAGCGCATGCGCTTCCGTGAAGCCATAGAGCCAGTCCGCTCGTTTCGTCAGTACCAGCCAAGTCACATCGGTTCGGTTCGCCATTACATCTATGGCCTGGACGATAAAGTTCTCTGGAACATCCTCGTGAAACAAATCGCCCGTATCGCACACGAAACAGATCGGCTTGCTATGCGGGCCACGCTTGTTGTCATCCATCGGAAATCGTTTGCGCCGCAATCGCTGTAGCTTGTCGGGATGCGTCTTCACAGTGGAGAAGTCGCGTCCGAAGCGCTCATAGATTGCCCGCGCCCAGCAGTTCTTGCAACCGGACGAGACAGATGTGCAGCCCGTCACCACATTTAGGTCACTGCTGCTGTAATCGCAGTAGGGAATCTTGCTACGCTTCATCTGTCCTCTCCTCTAGCGGCGTCTTGAGCAGCACGATGATTTGTATCCCGAGCAAGCGCAAGTGCTCGTTTGTCAGCTTGGGCAGATCCTGGAAGATGTCGCCGAATAGGAGCATGCTAGCCAGCGCGGGGTCGCGGTTTGTGTCAGCCGTCGGCCGTCCCGCTTCTGACGTATCCCCGTCAACAAGGCCCTGCGCGTAGTCGGCAAGGTCGATGTCGGCCATACTCTCTTTGGTGTCATCGGTCATCGTCTTTCCTCCACAACGCAAAGCCCGCCTTGGGTCCTACCGTCGGTATGTGCGAGCACACCGGACTTTGTCCCTTGGCGGGCTGAATGCCGTGCTATTGTGTCCGTGTGTGCTCGCACCCACATCATAAGCGATTTCGCGGCGCATGTCAAGCATCTAGCTTCGCCACCACGTCGGCCAGCTCTTGTCGCCGCCTCTCTGTCAACTCGGCCATGCGCTTGTCTGCCCTGGCGCAATACAGCTTGCTCCATTCCCTCACGACCTTGCGGCCTTCGTCGCTGATAGTGTAGACAACCGTGCGGAAATCGGCCCCGTCTATGTCGACCCCGACTATAAGCCTGTGCGCCAAAAGCTCGATAAACGTCTCCCACTTGCAAATATGCCCGAAACCATCACGGTCATGCTGCACGCACTCATAGCCAGTTATGTTGTAGAGAAGCGGATGTTCGTTGATCATGTCTTTCAGGCAGTAGATCGTCTGGTCGTTCAGCGTGGGTAGCAGCCCCCTTGGCCTCTCTGCCTCGACGCGGTCGATGAAAGTGTCAATTTCTTCGACATGCGACTTTAGACGTTTCGCGATATGCCGCAATTCTTTGGTTTGCTCGCTGTCAACCATCACAGCTCCACCACCACGTCGGCCAGGGCGTTGAAGCGACCCTGTGAGTTCACATATCCGGACTCGCGTTTAGACGCAGTGCGATACATCGCTTCCGCCTCCGCTGGCGTCATATCCCCCAACACGGCGGCGCGCAGTGTGCGTATGTCGTCGCGCAGCTTGATGTGGGCGCGGTAGGTTTTTTCATAGTCGCAGTGTTCCTCATACTCACGGCAGGCCGGGCCAGGCTCGCACCCATGCCGTTGGTAGGGCGACCACCGCGGACACGGGTAGCTCGACAACTCATCATGGTCGGTCATGTCATCCTCCAGTGTGATTGAATAGCGGACTGTCAGCCACGATGCGCCGGCGCGCCATTTCGGCGTACTCTTCTGACAGCTCCAAACCGATCGCGTTACGGCCATGGCGCAGGGCAACCATGATAGTGGTCCCCGAGCCGACGAAGGGATCCAGAACCACCGCGGGCACTGTGTCCTCTGGCTCGGCGCTCTCATAGATGGCCATGAGTTGGCATTGCTCCACTAGCACAGGAAAGATTCTCAGTGCATAGGCGGCGTCGGTCTCATCTTTGCCCTGACGCGGCGTCGGCACCCAGGCGGGAAAGAGACAGTCGCAGGCGGGGCGAAAGCCGAGGGTGGTGGTCGCAATCACTGGCTGATATGTCACCTCTTGCTCGCGTCCCTCCCGATGTATGCTGCCGTGACCACCATCATGCGTGGCCCAACCGGCCCCAAGTCGATGCTTCTCGTCAGTTTCGCGCTTCTCTGTGACGCGTTCCCACCCCGCCCCACACACCGCGCAGCACTTGGTCGGCGACGTGAGGATCATGGGCTCGATGAGGGCGGGTGGAAATGTCGCAAAGTGTGAGCCGGGGAACGCGGCAGTGGGAATCGTCCACACGGTGCGGCGGTTGCGGCCGGCGGGGTTGGGCGGCCGCGTCTTGGTCGTTTTCTCGCGAGCCTTGAATCCTGGCTTATGCTGCCCATAGGTATTGCATGTGTCTTGCAAGGCATACCGATAGCGCTCTGCCGATTCTGGTTTGTAGGACTCCCGCACCGCGTCCGCATCATAGTAGTATCTCGCCGCCTTCGTCAGCAGGAACACCGTCTCGTGTGCCTTGGTCGGCCGGTCGCGGACGCTCTCGGGCATGGGGTTGGGCTTGTGCCAGATGATCTCGCTGCGCAGCCACCACCCATCGGCCTGCAGCGCGAACGCGAGGCGCCAGGGCATCCCGCAGAGATCCTTGGGCTTGAGGCCGGGAGGCGCGATAGGCTTCTTGTTGGCATAGGTTAGGCCACGCTCGCCAAGCCTCTTACTGATTCTGAATGCCCCGTCCTGCTTTTTGCCAGCGCGAGCGATTGTCGTCTTGCTTTGGTAGGATGCCCCGCTAGGGCCACTTCCCGCGTAGCTATCCCCCATATTCACCCAGCACGTGCCGTCGCTCCTCAGTACCCGCTTGACCTCGCGGAACACCTCGGCCATGTGTGCGATGTAGAGCTCGGGCGTCGGCTCAAGGCCCAGGGAGCCGCGCCAGGCGTGGCAGTAGCGGCAGAAGGCGCCCTGGGACGGCTTGCTATCGGCGTTCGTTCTTATCGCAACGGTATTGTGCTTGCGCCCATCATTCGGCTTCCATCGTTGCCAGCCCGCCTCCTCGCGCGCTATCTGCTCCTCTCCCCACTCATGCTCGCACGAATCCGAGCCGCCCCACACGAGCGGAGGGAGGGAATAGTCACGAAGTCCTCAGTGATCACCAGTAGGGTGGCGACGTACAAACCAGGTGGCAGCTCTCAGCAGGCATGGCGCGCAATAGCTCTCGGCAATCCCCCTGCGCCACTGTCCACTTGCGCTCACCTGAAAGTACAGCGCCAATCCCTACCGATTGGCCCTCCTTCATTCTAGTCTCCTCTCAGCTCGCGGCAATCGCCCTGCAGCACCGCCCACTTGCGGCCGGCTAGCGCGTCTATCATCTTACCGCACCGCCTCCCAAAACCCTTGCGCCCACGGCGCGGTGTTGAGGTAGTAGGCCAGGGCAGCCGCTACTGCGACCATTGCCACCAACGCGAGGGCCGTCACAAACACCGACATGCGGCCCTCATCCTCGCGGCGGTCGGCGTCACGTTGGCGATTCATCGTCGGCCTCCTCGCTCTTTTCCCTCAGATCCTTGCCACAGATGGGGCAATAGTTGAGCAGCAGGAACTTGCTGCCTCTGCTGCTGCGTTTCCCCGTTTTCGTCGCGTGTTGCAAGGCGACGCCCCAAGGCGCGGACAGGTTTCCCATGGTCTCGATGTTAAAGGATAGCCGCTGCTCGAATGGGAAGGGCCAGCCCTGGTCTGTTAAGCTCGTTAGACATTTACACATCGTCGGGCTCCGTATACAGCACGTTGACCGACGCCTTGGTCTCCCACCAGGTGCGAAAGGCGGCGGACTGGGGACCCTTGAATGTCCAATGCTCGCCCTCCCGCATGTCTACCGTTGCCAGCGTCACAACGTCTGCGTCTGCGAAGTCGATCCACGCTATGGCTTTTACGCCAATAGCCACGTCGCCGATCTGAATAAAGTCACTCGCCATCGTCGGCCTCCTTGCCAAACTGTTCTTTATCCCATGCGTCTCTGCATTCCGGACTACATAGTCCCTGCTCAATCTCACCATCAAGTGCGTCATCTGGATTGCCTGAGATCACGCACAAACATACCACGCAGATCGTTACCATGCTTCGCTTCTCTCCCCTGCGTAAAACCCCCGCAACTCCGTCATCCGTCGCACCTCAGAGAACACATACGCCGCCGGCCCGTTATGCCCCTGCGCTGCCATGACCGCCCCGGACGCGCGTGCTACGCGGATCTCGTCAGCAAGCATCGCGGCCAAGGCAGCGTTGCGCTCGGGCGTCACGCGCGACGGGCGAGGCCGCTGTGCGCGGTCGTAGAGGGCGCGGGCAGCGGTGGCGGTCATGTAGCCGCTCACGTCTCCCTCCTCTCTACCAATGCCTTTTCGCTTTTCGGTATCCGCCGCCACGTAGCTTTCGACATTGACATCAGCACGATGCCGGAGTCATCCCGCACAATAGCGTATCCCGGCGTTTTGCCCTGCTCTCGGGGGAGCTTGTCCAACCGCGCCCGTAGATTCTCGCGCAGGTCCCGCAGGCCATTCGCAGTTGCCCACCGCGACTCTTTAGGCAGCCAGTACCACCTATGTCGCCGCGTCTCACGGAAAAAGACGTTGTAGTGCTTTAGGCCCTGTGGCATGACGCTCTCCTCTCTATGCTTCGGCTTCCGCGTCCTCTTCCCGCATCCCCTCTTGCTTGGCTGCCTCGCGGTTCGCCTCCTCGATCTGGGCGGCCTCGCGCTCCTCTGTGATGGTGACATCGTAGCATGCCCAGCAGAGTGCATCATAGTCCTTTTGTTGCAACACGCCGTCAAGGCCCGACTTGATCTCGGTCCCGCAGCGACCACATTGATAAGACACGTCTCTCTCCTCTCTATGCTTCCAGCGGCGGGCCGCTCTAATCCGTCGCGGCCCCCAAACGGCAGTGTTAATTCTCGTGTCTTGGGGGGCAGCGCTCGCGTGATTCAGTTGCCCGCATCGGTGGCCTCCTTTGCTAGCTACGTCGTGGCGGATACGTGGCGGGGGCTTCGCTCACTTGTTGCCCCTGCCGAGAGTGGCCGCTCGTTTGCCGGGCTGCGGCCTTCCACCCTTTTGCGGTCATCTATTGCTGCAAGCGCCCTCTACCTGGGCTCCCACTAGCGCATCGGCGGCCTCCTCTCTGTCTGCGGATGAAGGCAACCGGAACAACGGCGCGTCCAGTTAAGGGAGGGGCAAGTTGCCCCGGTTGCCCATGGCGCGGTCGGGACTCGACTCCCGATGGGCACCGACTACCCCGCGCCGCGTTGCTATCCGAACAACCTCGCTCTGCTCCTACGCGGGTTGTGTGCTGGCGGCGCTTCGTCACGTTGTCGTTGCGCCTCTGCCCCGTCTATTGGGACATCGTTTAGAACGGCAATTCTTCCTCATCAAGCCCGCCCTCTGGCGGCGTAGGCTCTGTATCGGTGCGCAGTTCCATAGCTTTCATGCCCAGATACATCTCGCGATAGGGGCGCCAGTCGAAGCCCTTGGGGGGCGCGGGGGTGAAGGTCACTTCGTACCACTTCCCCTTGTCGCCTGTGACGAGTATCGACATGATGCGCACCGGGCCTGACCAGAGTGGCTTGTGCTTGAGGACAAAAACGCTGATGATGCGCTTGGCGTGCTTGAGGCTGGTTTTGCTCAGACTCAGCATAAACGGCGCGTTATCGTCCTCTGTGTCGGCGGCCAAAAAGTTGTAGGTCGCCGAGCAGGCGGGCGGGGTGTTTTCTGCGCCCCATTTGCTCATTGGGCAATCAGCGCAGGGGTTTGCGTAGGTCCCGCCCGACCTTGGCATCTTATCATCGTCGCTGGCGCACACCGGGGCAGCCCCCAGGTCATCAGGGTTCCACATCACGCGGCCTTTCTGGACGCGTAGCAACACAGCGACGACCGTCTTTTTTGTCTCGCCGGTCAGGTTGAAATGGAACTCGCCCGTGGTCCCATCGAGCTTCGATGTGGGCTGCAAAACCCGCATCCGTGGGACCATCAGGTCGGACTGCTCGATGCCTTCCATGCCTTCCATGCTGAGTTCGGCGGGGATCTCGGGGATTGTCGCCGGGACGTTCTGCGAGGTGGTGGCAAGGGCGTCCTTGCCAACCTTCAGTTCATCGGCTTGCACGGCCTCCATCTGCGCCCTGTCCATCAGGTCCATTGTGGTCGTCATCCTACTCGCTCTCCTCTCTCTGTGTGGTACTCGACACCTGCCATGGAATTGAGTCGCGCTGAATGCAGCTCTGCCATAGCGCGCAGAGCCCAAAGGCGGTTGGTTGCGACGGTGTAGTTGCGGCGGTGTAGCGTTGCTTCTGTCTCGAGAATAGCGACCTCCGTTTCCGCGCGTCGGTATTGACGCATAGTAAGCTCTATGCCTTTGTGCGTGCCAATGTAGGCGCTGAGTTGGGCATCCCGCATCTTTTGATTCTTTCCGTTGACCACATCCTCAGCGTATGCCTCCATCGTGGCCGTGACGATCATTAGCTCGTGCTCATCTTTTGACTGTTGCAAGACATGGCCCATATGGGCCTGTTTCTTTTCGACTTTGGCCAACTCGCACGCCGCCTGCTCGATCTCGTCACGAATGTGCTCCAGGTCGGCAAGCACCTGGTCGACGGCAATAGAGTCACTCACGGTTGCCCTCCTTTGCCTGCTTTTCTAGTGCGTCGATCCTGTGTTCCAACTCAATCGCGCGTGCCCGTATCCTCTGGTCCAGCGCGTCATCACCGTTCATGCGGTCCAGGGTTAGCTTATCGCACCCGCTCTGCATCTGCCGATAGATGTCCTGGTTGATGGTGTGCTGTCGATCGCGCCACCATTCGAGCTTGTCAATCCTCCCCGCCAGATGCCTCGCGCCCTGCGCCACCTCCTCAAACACCACGCGCAACGCCTCGATAGCGGCGCGCTGGCCGGTGATGAGGGCGGACTGCTCGGCGAGGGTTGCCTGGAGGGCTTTGATAGCCGCCTCGTTGTCTGATGTCTCATCGCCCCGCTTTTCGAGATCATCCATCCATCGATCAACGTCTTTGCGCGGCTTGTCGATTGTGGCATCCTGCTCCTCGATGGCGTTGTCCTGCGCGTCGATGGCGCCGCGGACCTCTGGGTCCATGGTGTCGATCGCGACGTACTCGCCCGCTGCCCGCTGCTCTGGCGTGCGGCCCTGTCCGTCAGCGGCTCGCTGCTCGCGCATGCGACTGTCGACGAGCGCATAGTCGGGTATGGCCTCACGGTCGATCTGCTCTAGCGGGATCTCGGGCGTGATGCGTTCGTCATACCAGGGCGTCTTGCCATCCGTCCCCCGGTCGCCCATTGCTGCGCCGCCGCCGCCGTGACCTAGATACGGCGTCCCGTCCGTGTTCCTGGCGTTATCCATCGCTCGCCTCCCGCGTCAGCTTGTCGATCTGCGCTTGCATGTCGGTGATGGTGCGCTCAAAGCTCTCGATGCTGGCGGTGTTGAGGGCAACCCTTCGTTCTAGCGCTGCGCCTAGCTCAGCGGCCATCACCCCAGCCTCTGCGGCTGCGCGTCCGGCTCTAAACAACTCCCTCTGATTCGTTTCAATCGCGGCGATTTGGTCAGTCTGCGGATCCATCGCTCGCCTCCGCCTCTAGCGCCAGCTCCGCCTCTTCCGCCGCCTTCGCGTCATCCGCCAGGCACCGCAGAAATTGCGACGCTCCCTGTCGGCGTTCCTTTGCTTTCGCCTTGACCCACTCGTGCAGCTCGCGGTCACTCGGCGGAAAGTTCACATTGATGTAGCGGATCGGCGTCAGTGGCGCACCGCCGACCCCTCGTCGTCGCCGTTTTGGTCCCATGGTCTCCTCTTTCTGTCCTGAGTATACTCAGGCAGCTATGCCCGCCAGCGGGGCGGTGTACTAGGCTCCCTGAGCCAGTGCCAGGTATTGCCATGTGCCCTCTATCTCGACCTCAACCTCGACAAGATGGCTGAAGGGGGGCCAGCCTTGAACGTTGCTGGCGACAATAGAGATTGGCTGTTCGTTGAGCCATTCGAGAGACTCGACATTCAGTTTTGGGCCGAGCAGGTCAACCTGCCAAAGCGGGGCCATGTACTGGATCGGTTGCGCGGCGATGATCGTGATTTGTTTGTCCACGTTACCCTCCTCTGTGTTTGACTCATCAGTGCGGCTCTTGCCACAGACGCCCCTCGGCTCCGGAGCCGCCGGGGCGTTTCGTCTAGGGAAGCCAGGCGATCCAGTGCCTATACAGCATATGGTCTAGTTCTGAGATGATGGCGGCGTCGCCTGTCGATCGGTTGTCGCGGCTGCTGGTTTCTGGCACGATGGCAAAGTCTACATTCATCCCGAAGGTTTCTGCGTTCTGTCGCAGGTGTGTTCGCATTGCCTCGGCGCATGCCTGGCCGTCCTTGCAATCCTCACCATAGTCTACCGGGTCTGCGCTGATCGTGTATCTCGTTGTTTCCATCGGTTGCTCTCCTTGCCCGGAGTCGTGCTCCGGGCGGGCGTCTCGGGGTGAAGGGTTAGCCGAGTCGGGTGACTTTGCTATAGTTGCCGCTGTTGCCAACATGGACATGGAAGAGAACCTTGCCGCCACCGGCCTTGACCATTCCGAGGCTGTCGCTGAGATTGCGGGCGGTCATATCTTTGTCAAGGGCCGGGAGGATTCCCCAGGTGTGATGCTGTATGATTGTGTATTTCTGACCCTTGATCGTTACTTGCTCTGCCATCTCTCTGCTCCTCGTGTGTCCCCTGTCCCACTCAACTCTACCATGATTATACACGAGATGACACGAGATGTCAAGGGGTTTGACAGTACATAATCGGATTGTGGCAAAACTCGCTACACATCATTCAGCAACGCGAACTCGCGGAACTTGACGCGAGCCTCTGCGTTGTATGCGCAGGCAGCGTCTACTTCGTCATCAAAGTAGCCTATCGTCTTTTGGCAATAGTTCACCATGATGTAAGCTATCCAGTTGTCATTGGCCTTGTTCCAGCAAACCCCTTTGAACCGACTAGAGCATCCGGGGCGCTTGCGCATGTTCATCATGTTCTGGCTGCGCGTGCAGACTCTCAGATTGGCGCGTTGGTTGTCTAGCGTCTGATGATTGATATGATCCACGTCCATGCCTTTTGGCGCGCCCGTGATTTGACGGTGCATAGCTATGCGCGTGACGGTTTCCCCCTCCGCCGGCCGCACCTTCCTCATGGCATGTGGGCGTGGTCCATAGCTACCCACATGCCACTTGTATCGCATCAACTCCTCATAGTCTTCATCGTCAACAAGGGCAACGTATCCCTTCGACAGCGGTATCTCTTTCATGATTGCCTCCAAGACGCAGAGAAGCCCGAGCGGCTTTGATCACACGTGCTGGCATGTGTCGCCCCGCTCGGGCCGTTCTCACTATGGGATTATTGCAGAGGACACACGCCAGCACCCATATCGTACACGATGCTGGGCCGTATGTCAAGCAACCTGGGCACCCTCAGCCGTTAGGCGTCAGGTACCCAAGGAGGAAAGGAGGCCGCGACCCGGCAAGGGGAACCGGGCGGCGGGCGGGCATGTCAGTGTGGATGATATGGTGGTCGATATGGCGGCGGCTTTTCGATGCGGCTACCATAGGGGTCACGGGTGAACTTGCCTAGCACTGCGAACGTGTGCGCAAGTTTCGCACCACCGATCGCTGTTGAGATGGCCAACCAAATAATCGAGGCCCAGGCTTCGCCAGTCGCCGGCATCGCCTGATAGCCAAGTGCAAGGCCTCCGCCAAGGGCCACAAGCCCGCACAGCCCAGAGATAACCCACGCCAAAAGCTGGCGAGGCTTAGGATCGAGAGACAGGCCCCATGCCCAGCGCTCTATGATGAGGAAGGCGATTATGCCTGCCCCGCCCCCAGATGCAACCCAGATCAATGCTTGCTCGAGTGTCATGGTTCCTCCTACGGCGCTTTGCGCCTGTCCCCAACCAGGATGTCGAGCTTCGCATCCATGCCCGCCTGGCCCTGTTGTAGCACCACCAACACGTCCCGCATCTGGGCCTGTTCTGACTCTATGCGTAGGACACGCTCCATAAACACCTCGTCTGAGCGTTCAAGCGCCGTGGCCCGCGCTTCCATCGTCGTCCACGCCGCCGACGTGGCCACGATGAAACCTATCAGCGTCAGCAGTATGGCTATGAGCTTGAGCCAGCGCACCAACGTATCTGTCAGCGCTGCGTTGCCCTTGTTCGGGGTAGCCGCTTCGCTTTTCTCGCTCATTGATCCGTCCTGTCTTGTGTGTGCCTTTCTAGCATCGCGACGAACTACCAATAGCCGTCCTCTATAACCGCCACCTCGCAGGGTGCCGCGCAGCGCGCCGCGAGCTCGATTCCGTCGCTGCCAGGGCATGAGAATGGTCGGAACTTCCAGCACTCCCCGTCAACCTGCGCAACCCACGATTGTGTCACCGCCAATGGGCAGCCCTTCTCAGCAGCGGCAATCTCGAAACATGACGCCGGTGTGAACTCTTGCAGCATCAAATCCGTATAGGCCATAAGCGTGCCCTGGATATGTGGCGAGATTTCGATATAGCTGACCGCTGGGTTCGCTGTCGCTGTCGGGCGCGGTGTTCGCGTCGCCGTCGCGGTTGGATCCACCGTCGGCGGGTAGAGCGTCGTGGGTACATAAAGTGTTTCTGTGGGCACATAAAGCGTAGCGGTTGGCGGAGAAAGCGTAGCGGTTGCTGTCGCCGTGGGCGCCGATGCGATGATGAACACGATGTCACCAACCAACCCGGTAGCCGGGACGTTAAACTCTACCGCCCGATTTGCCGCGTCCATTCGGCCATTGATTCCACCTGGATAGCGCGCCCCGATCATCTTCGCGCCAGCGGGCATCTCTTCCAGTCTCACCCGATACCACCCCGCCATTGGTGCGCCGATTCCCCAGGCGCCGCTGATATTCGTCCTACTCCAGCCGCGTCGTTCCCAACCACCAGCCCAGCGTTCCAGGCGGACTTTGTAGCCTGCGCGATTGTCGGCGTCGATTAGCCCGTGGACCCATGCACCCTGTGCAGAAACATCCATGCCGTTGGCAAATAGCACCAAAGCCATTCCCAAAACCAGCAGCGCCAGCAGCGCCCATTTCCAGTCGCGCATCAATTAACCCTCACATAGAATGCGCTGCCACGAATGAGGGCTCCCTGCACTATCCCGACGTTATCGGTAACGCGCACATCTAGCGTGTGCGGTCCCGCTGCATAGCTCAGTGTGCTGCGTTGGTTCATCGAAAACGGCGTTCTGTTACTCACTACCGGAACTCCGCCGACAATGAGATTATCGGACACGCCGTCTATGAACACTTCTATATCCCATGCCATCACGTTTATAGTGTCCCCCCACACGACGCCGTTGTACTCATACCAGATATAGCCCAGCTCCTCGAGCGTCAACGTGATTGGGCTTCCCGCCCAGAGCAGGGCTGCGCCCGCGTTGAACGTCCGCGTAGCATCACTTGAAATGCGGTCGCTTACGAGCCGGATCAGCGGCGAGTATGTCTTTTTGAGTTGCTGGAACTGCACGTCATCGACATAGGCGAACGCTCCCGTCAGCGCACCGTTGAATTGTAGGACAACGCGGATTCGCACATAGCGTGTATTCGCAGGCCAAGCCACGTCGCCATTCGGGCCGATGTTTCGCTGGTATCTCACCCACGACGTACCGGGGGTGGCGTTATTAACTATGTTTGCTGCCGCGATGAAGACCTTCGCGGCGGTATAACAAAACGCCTGCAGGAATACCGTCGCCGCTGCGTCGTTGGCAATGAAAGCGGCGCTGGCATAATAGTCTCGGTCCTCATCGACCGGGATGTACTTCCACGATATGGCAAGACCGCCCTGGCCCATTCCTGCCTGGCCGCCACGCAAGCGCCAGTTGCCGGCGAGTCCTCCCGTAACTCTATCTATCGTGCCGCCAGCAAATGGCTCTAGCGTCCATCCCTCTATGCCCTGCGCCAGATCGTTGGCGTATCGCCCAGCAAGCCCCTGCTCTAACTGGCCGTTGAATATCCCAAAGTCGCCGAGCGGCTCGTGGTAGTGCTCGTAGGCTTGGCGGTCTGGTATCTGCAGTGCGTCGCGTTCCGCGTTGTGGATCTGGACTGAACCCATTAGCCTCCTATGCCTGACAGCCCCATCCCTGCGATGAGCTGTGGAATCCGATCGGTCGGCCCTCCCTCTAGTTGCAATCCGTAGGGCGCCGTGTAAATCACCCGCTCGATAAACATGCTGCGCGGGCTATCCCTCAAGTCCGTCGGGAACGTATGCCCCGCCAACAGATCGGGGAAGCGTAGCCATTTGCCGGGCCTCACCTGCCAGGGCTTTACAGGCGCACCATAGACCGTAGTAACCTGTTGGCTCTCGCCCGTGATGTATTGATGGTACTCGACCTCTGTCGGCGCTGGCCCGTATGTCACGAAGCGCCCCGGCCCGATGCCGAATAGTTGCCTATCGTCGCTCGCGTCGCCGCGCCCCACGATGTCCTTCACATGCGCCCAGGCCGTTTCGTTGCGCGTCTCGAATGCCTTGACCTGCTCAGTATTCGTGGCGATGCTCGCATTCGCCGAGGAGAATAACGAGTTGACATCAGCATCCAGCACCGCCGCTAGCTTCGCAGAGGCATTCTGCAAGCCCGTCGTCGTGCTCCGAAAGATGTAGCTGAGCCACGCATGATACCCAAGGCAATCCAGCGTGATGCTCTGCTGGCCAGACGTTCCCGAGAGATCGAGCTGCTTTGTCATCGCCGGCTTGGATCTCTCCGCAACGTACATGTCCCGAATCTGTAGCGCCGCTGTTGCTGTGACGCCGCCAGTGCTGAGCACCTGCATTAGGATACCATAGCGTCGCTGGCTGTCGGCATCCTCAGAGATTGGCGTCTCATCCCGGATACCTACCTGCGGGGGATCGACGCTTGTGTCTGTTGTAGAGTAGATCACGCTAGCCCGGTTCGCCATGTCACGGAGGCCGCCCACGACGGTAGAGAGCCCCGCTGCATTGATCGTCACTTTGTCGACATAACCCTCCCATACTGTATTCGCGCCCTCGTCTTTGACGACGATGTGCTTGCCGAGGCCCTGTTGCAGCCAGCGCTCTAGGGTGAGCTGTGATCCCAGCATCGTGATCTTGGCTTCCCAAAAGCCGCCGACTGCTGTGAGGATGTGGCCGTAGGCGGAAATTACATTTGTCAGCGTTTCAAAGAGCGTTCCTTCGGGAACATAAACAGCGCTGTTCTCCGTTGCTTCTGTGAGTGCAATAGTAGGCTGGAACACATTGATAGAGAGTCCAGTCGTTTGATGAAAGGTCGGCGTCGTCACCTGGCGCCTCTCATAGACTGATAGCGGTCAACCCTCTCCAGCCAAACACGTAGCGCGAGGTAGGGTTCTGATACGCGCGGGATCGTGGTTCTGCTGGGATTGCGCATCATAAAGAAGTGTAGCTTTTGATCAGCGTTTGCTTGCAGAATCGGAAGCCCGGCTGTGTACGGAATGTATATGGCGCGCTGCAGTATGCCTGCCTGAACATGAGCGGTTAGTCTCTTCGGCTCTGATAATGGATCCAGGTCCAGATGATGAAGATTATCAATGGGAAACCCGAAGGGCGTGCTCGGCGTTACGTTTTCCTGGACGTCAGCAAACCACTCGTCAACCGGCATGAGGATGAAATCGTATAGATGCAAAACACGCGCCGCAGCAACAGTGTTCTGCGCCTCGATATGCAGCGTCATATTGGCTACTTCCGAGATGTTGCTAGGCCCTCCAGGCGGCAATGTGATACGGCCCAGATCTGCGACGTGCCATTCGGTGCCGGCCGTCAGATCCACCGTATCGGTGGTAAACTGCGGATCACCGATGAAAAAGCTGGTAATCGCTCTCATTCGCAAATCGCCGTCGCTGCCACTTGTCACCTGATAGCGCACAAACAGATGATACTCCCCATACCAGGACCGCGGCGACGTCCAGTTGCACTGGGCTCTATCAGCCATGACCTCTATTCCCGCTGGGGACCATGTGATTCTCCGGCCGCTTGGCGTCTCAGTATCCGTAGCGAAAACGGCGGTCCCATGAACGCTGATGCTCACAGTCGCCGGGTTTTGCTCATCTGATAGATTGACGAAGGACCGGAATGCTGGCGCAGAAACATCGCGTGCTAGCGAACGCAATCCGATCATGATGCGATTGACATAGCCGTCTATGTTAGTGGCATCATATCGACACTCACTCACGGCCTGCGCTCGTATGCGTACCAGGGCTGGAAGATCTCCGAGAACGTCCGCTTCGTCGAGTTCTACAAATGGCCACACGATGGAGTATATATCTCGATTCCTCTGTTGAGCTCTCAGGATGCCTGTCGCTTCTGTGATTACCAAACGCACCCAATAGCCCGTAATGGCATTCACTGCTACAGTTGCCCAATCGCTAGGCTGCTCCCAATGGATGGAATTGACGAAGGGTCTTGTGAAGGATGCGTCTTCAGCGCAAGGCAGTCCCGTCGAATTGTCAACAATGGTCAGCCCAACCCACGCCCCATTCCAGTATTCCCATGTAACAGAATCCCCAGCCCCATAAGCTGCTGCTGAGCCAATGTCGAATACTAGACTGGCGAACGGTCCCGAATCAGCAAGCGCCGTATTGATCCCGAAGTACGTGATGTCGCCATTTGCTGGCCCGGCGGCACCTCCTGCAAAGATGTCGAATGGCAGGCCGGCGCCAATCAGGTTGCCACCAAACGGCCCGGCAGGTGATGTCCAGGTGAAGATGTGCGTGATGTTTGCCTCGTTGTGGCGGTTGGCAACATAGACCTCTTCGGCGGTCGTTTGGCCGCGCCCATAAGTGACCGCGGCGTATTCCTGCTGCGCCGAGATCTCCGTGGCTGTCCCCGTCCCTGGCTCGTCCGCCTGCCAGAAGTCATGCTCCAGCGTCAGAACGAGGCCCTCCATCACGGCTTCCTGCTGTTGCGGGAAGAACGGCTGCGCGTATGGGTTTGACCCTTGCGGCAACGACCAGTTTTTGATAATCGCATATCGGATATTGGTTTCGTCAGAGCCCCGCGCTTCGATCCAGACGGGCTCAGTCGCCCAATCGTCCGTCCAGTAGCGGCGTCCTTTTTCGAGTAGCCGCTTCATATCCTGAAGATTCCGAATCGCGCCGTCCTGCTCGCCGTGCATAACTTTGAGCATGAACGTGTCGATCGTGTTGGCGTAGCTAAAGTCTATGAGGCGAGTGCCGTCACTTAGCGGCGACCCACGGCGGATCCCGCCGCCTTTGAGAAGTGGATCCTGTGGTATCCAGTCCTCGAGCTGCCAGGGCCGCGTGATGAGCGAATAGCGCAGCGTACCGTCTGTTATCGCCAGAATCGCGTTACTCACCGTATGGCTTCCTTCACTGCTTGTGTTACACTGGCGTTGAATGTAGCCGCGTCTATGCCGCTATTGATCGTCGTGCCTGAGATAGTGATGTTCACGGTTGTCGCCCCCCGCGGGGGCGTGTCCGAACCGCCGGTTCCGCCAGCGGGAGCGCCAACCGTGAACGTCGGTGTGGGGATACTAGCAAAGCCGTCGCGGAATCCAAAGCTCGCGCCTCTGCCAACCGTGAACCCATAGGCGTAGGCCGCTGCCGCCGCCGAGCTGGTCTCTGACGTAAAGGCCGCCGTGACCTCGGCAAGGGCGTCACGGATTCTCGCCCCCAGCCCTGCCAGCAATCCGGTCCCGACGGTCGGGAGTCCTACCAAGAGATCCAAGCCCGCCTTGATAGCTGCGCTGATTATCGCTAGCGCAGCGCCGAATCGTTGTGCGGCTGGCACTGCCGTCTCCATTGCGTCGGCCTGCTCGATTAGGAGTATCCGCAACTGCAGCATGTTCTGCGCGAACGTCGCGAGGCCGCCAGCTATCACGCGGCCCTTGTACGTCATGAATCCGTCAATCAGATCGATCGCGCCCTTGATTCCCGTCGAGATAGTAGCCACTGCGCTTGCGAACAGCTCTGCCGCTTCTAGTCCGCTAGTGCCTGGGGCGTCGCCCCCACGTCCAGCGCCCGGGAACTGCGCTCTGCCGCCACCTCGCGCGAATGATTCCCCTATGGCCTGGATAGCGGTCAAAACCTCGCCGATCTGCCGCCGGAATAGGGCGATTTTACCAGTCAGATTCTCCGTTGCGGTGAGCGTCCCCAGAGCTGCCAGGGCTTTGATTGCGGGCTCGATGAACCCGACGATCTTGCCCGCCGCCGATGCGAATCGCTCTGCTGCTTCTAGGCCACTGGCCGAGCCATCCTCGCCGATGACCACGAACTCGCTGGCGACGTCTGCGAGCTCTCGCACGACGATGGCCAGGTCGGCCCCAAAGTCGGCAGCTTTCTGAGCGATGCCCTGGACCCTCGTGAATCCCATGAGGGCCGCGAGGGCCTTGATGCCTGGCTCGACCATGCCTACGATGGCTGTTGCCGCAGTTGCGAACCGCTCGCCAGCTTCTAGGCCACTGAGCGCACCGTCCTCTCCGACAGTTATGAAAGTTGTCGCCACGCGGGCCAGTTCCGTAACCACTATGGCAAGGTCGTCTGCAAAGTCGCGCGCCCTGGCTGCGATGTCCTCAACTTGCGTGAAATCCATAAGCCCAGCCAAGGCAGAGATTCCAGGCCCTACCGCGCCAACGATGGTCGCGGCGGCGGCTCCGAATCTCTCGGCGGCCTCTAGCCCGCTAACCGCCCCATCTTCGCCAACGGAGACAAACCCCATGGCGACTCGCGCCAGCTCGGAAACCACAGAGGCCAAGTCGTCGGCGAAATCGCGGGCCTTGCCTGCTATGTTTTCTACGCGTGCAAAGTCCAGCATGCTCGCCAGCGCCTCGATACCCGGCTTGACGATGCCGATAACTGACTGCGCCGTGGACCACCATGCGCTGGCATCTTCCGCAAAGTCGATCTTGAATCGATCCTTGACCTTCTTGAACTCATCCACGAGGGTGATGAGTTGGTCTGCGAATATCCCCGCTACGAGTTGCATATTGGTGACGATTTTGAGTTCTAGCATGGCTGCCAGCGCCTCGACTCCGCCCGAGATGATCCCGATGATCGACTGGACGTTTGCCCACCAATCGGAGGCGTCCTCTGCGAACTCGAGCCCGTAGCGGTCCTTCGCGCGCTTGAACTCCCGTACTAGCATCAGCAGTTGGTCCGCAAATATCCCGGCGACCAGGCCCATGTTCGTGACGATCTTGAGCTCAGTCATCGCAGCGAGTGCCTGAACGCCGCCCGTAACTACGTCGATGATTGTCTTGGCGCTCGCCCACCACGCGTTGACGTCATCCGTGAACGTGATGCCGTATTGCTGGCGCACAAGCGTGAACTTGCTTACTATCGTCAGGAGTTGGTTCGCGAATGTTTCCGCGAGTTTCGGCAGATTGGCTACCGCCTTGAACTCCGTTAGGGCCGCCAGTGCATCGACAGCAGAGCCCACGATGCTTACCAGATCAGATACCGCCCCGGCCCACTCCGCCGCATCCTCTATGGCCTGCGTGCCGAACTCGAATGCCAGATGCCCAAGCACCTCCAGCACTGCACGCGTCACGTCGATGACCTGGTCGCGCCACCGGCCTAGGTCGGGCAACGTGGCCGTGGCTATCTTCGACAGGTCGATCATCACTGCGTCTAGGATCTCGCGGAGCCGCTTCGCCGATTTGCGAATCTTTTTAATGCGTTTCTCGCCAATGCGCTCGATGATCGAATCCAGCCGCTCTAGCACCGCGACGATGGCCGCCTCGAATTGGTCTAGGAAGTTCCCTATGTCCGGGAGTCCGCCGCCCTCCAGGCCGAACTCTCGCTGTATCTCTAGGAGCTGCGAGAATGCGTTGACGATCCTGCCGATGGCCTTGGTGAGTTTTTTGATCACTTGGGCCTGGCCCTCGTCGATGCCTTTGCCGAGGCCGATCATCATATCGATGCCGAGCTCGGCAAAGACGCGCGAGGGCGATGTTGCACCCAGGATATTCCGCGCCCACTTGGGCAACTGGCCAATCGCTTTGTCAAAGATTCCCTTGATGCCGCCCAGCGTATCATTCACGCCCTTTAGCAAACCGTCGATCATGTCTTTCCCAATCCCGATCCATTCTTTGACTATCTTGCCGATGTCAAAGTTCTTGACGCCCAATGCCTTGGCAATGTCGTTGACAACGCCTTCCACCAGGTCGAGGATGTCCGTTACCCACGTGGCCAGGATCTCTTTGACGCCGTCCCACGTTGCTTCCCAGTCGCCTTCCAGCGCCGAGAGGAACACGTCGATGACACCCTCGACGACATTGATGACTGTCGTGATCATCTTCTGAATCGCGCCCCAGGCCACGCCAACGACTTTTTGCAGAATGGGCCACACCGCGCTCCAAACTATCTTGATCACATCCAGCGCCTTGGTGATGACGCGCTGAATCTGCGGCATCTTGTCAGCGATGAACTCTGCCATCTCTGCGAACAGATCAAGCACGAACGGTATCGCATCACCCAGCACGGTCTCTAGCACATTGCCCACGGCGCGCACGATAGGCATGATGCCCGAGATGATCGTGAGCGCGGCAGGCACGACGCGCTGAATGGTTGCCAATACGCTGGGCCAGACCCTTTCGACGATGCGCAGGATATTGCCCATGACCGACATGAACGTGCGACCGATCTCTTCCAGCGGCTCTTTGACGAGCCCGAGCATAGAGAGCAGCACGCGGCGGACGTCCGTTTTCATCTGTGTAAACGTGCTCACAACGCGTTCACCGATGTTGAGAATGGGAATCAGGAACTCGTCGATGAGCGGCTTGATAGAGGGAAACATATCACCCAGGGCCGTGAGGAGTGTTCGCCCAACCTCGAACAGTTTGGTGATGAGCTTTTGACGGAACGCTAGAATCGTCGGGGCAACTTCCAGCACCTTGGCTAGCGCTGTCTTGAATCCGCCGCGGAGCCCCCCCGTGCTGAACTCTTGGAAGACGCCCAACACGACGCGCTTTACCTCGGCGAAGCCCGCCCGAAGCCTAGCTACTAGGGAAGAGAAGGCCGTTCTGATTTGCTGCAACATGTCTGGCGCCAGGCCCAGCGCGTCAACAAGCCACGATCTGCCCGCGCTAACACGGCCGCCGACATTGCTTACCACGGCCCGAATAACCGCCATGGCGGATGTGATGGCGACCCGAATGCGCGCAAAGGTCGTTTCAATGGCGCTGGCCAGCCTCATAGCATTCGCTATCGTCTCTTCCGGTATAAGGCGGCGCAAAAGCTCCGTGGTTGCGGCGAGGAAGCCGCGGCCTTCTAACCAAACTGATAAAAAACGAATGGCCGTTTTGATCACCGCAGTGAAAGAGGGAACGACTGTCCGCAGCAGGAAAGCAGCTAGGCGCTTAACCTCAAAGACAATTGAGGGCAATATCCATCTTGACAACGCAATCAATGGCTCTAGCACCGCCTGCAGGACGGGCAGAAACGCCACGCCCATATCCGTTTTCAGATTCTTGAACATAACGGACATAGAACCGAGCTGCGTCGAGGCGTTTCCTGCGATGTCTGGCAGATCGGCGGTGTTTGCGTTTAGCTTTGCCATCACCTGAGCCATCAAGGCGGCTTGCTGCTCTGTCTTTGAGAGCTCTGTTGCGACCAGGCCATTGGCGGAAGCAAAGTCCTCGTAGGCGTCTGTCAGGCTCACCTGGATAGCCAGGTTGTCGAGGATCATCGGAGAGAGGCGCCCAACGCCAGTCGTCAGGGAGTTGAGCAGGAACCCCATGTCCTGCCCGGTGGACGCGGCGACTTTGCCAAGAGCCAACATTGCGTCAGGTAACTTTTGGGCAAAGTCGCGCGAGACGAGCGATGCAGCTACGTTGAACGATTTCATCAGCTCGACGTCGGTGATGAGGCCCAAGCTCCCCTTGCGCATGGCCTCGATGGATCCGCCGAGAGCAACGAACGACTGAGCGATGGCAGGCACAGGCGCCGCATCAGCCGCTAGCTTTAGGAACACAGCGCCTAATCCGACTAGGGCCGCCCCCGCAGAAACACCAACGCCGAGGGCGACTTTTGTGATGCTGCCCAGGGCGCGGGCGATGCGCTTGGCGGTTGACTCTGTTTTCGTGTTCATATTGGCCAGGCCAGACGTGTAGAGCTGCTCGCCCTTGGTAAAATCCTTCACGTCCATTATGGCGGCGAGACCGATGCTCGGGAATGCCACTACTTACGGTTCCTCTCGGCTACTATCGTCTCCCAGGATTCCATCTTCGACTCGGCTATGTCAACGGCCATCATCATAGTTTTGTCGTTTGGGTCCATTTCTTCCCATTCACCCCACGGTATCTTCCACGCCTTCGCCGTCCTCCCCTCCAGAAAGCTCAGGCTCACCGTCCAGCTCCCTGCGGGAATCGGCAGCTTCGTCAAGGGCGTCAAAAGCCTCGTCGAAGATCCCTTCCGCGATTCCGTCCATTGCACTTGCAGCCCGGCGACGAAAGAGTGACATCTGTTCCGGCTTGACCATCTTGCCGAGGCTGAGTACCTCTAGGATTGATATGAGCATCTTTTTGTCGTAGACAGAGAGGGCGTAGTACCACAAGTACGCAAACCGTTTCTCTATAGGATCTTCAGGAACTTCGAGCCCCGCGAATTTCAGTTGGGCAGTCCATTCCCCCTCTTCCGGGAAGTCGCAGACGATCCCAAACATAAACATAGCTTGTGCCTGCGCCTCTTGCTGCGCGGAAGCAAGCCGTTCCAAGGCGTCTTTGTGTGCATCCCACATGATACGATTGATTCGCGTCTGCTTGGGATCATCCTTGATATCAAGGGTGTTGCCCTTTTCCGTGACGCGATGCTGGAATCTCTGCGCATCCGCCTTCCCTTCATCGACTGTGAAAGTTGGAATTTCTACTGGCTCATTATTCTTAGCCCATTCCTGCTTCACGCGTTCTGATACGGCATTCAGCAGAACTTGAGTAACCCGCTTGAGCTTGAGCACCAAGCCGTCTTCAGTCGTATATGTTTCGATCATGACTCTCCCTTACTGTGTTACGCTACAACGCGCCCGCCACGGGGACGGGTTGCATACCCCAAGGCGAGCGCGCGTTAGCCAAAACAGTGCAACCCGTTTTGCGATTCTCATGCGGTTTAGGTCTCGGCGACTTCCACGATGTACGATGTGGTCTCGACGCCACCAGCCACAAACGCCTGATTGATGCCGCATACATGGATGGCCGAGAAGCCGTTGCCAGACCCGAAGTCAGTCGGCGCCTGCGAGTATTCCCAATGCCCGGTTGCGCCGCCCGTTACTGAGCGGGCCACAAAGCCGACCTCATTCGCGCCGTCATTGCCATGGATGGCCAACCAAATCACGTGCTCGCCGACGTGCCCCATGTCGTTGATAGCGGTGATCGTATGCCCTGCCGCAGGGATGCCCAGCGCGAGCTGGCTCCAGTTGGCGCCACCATCTGCGGTGTACCAAAGCTCGCCGTCAGCATACCCGACGTACCAACTATTCTCGTTGATGATCGCGCATGTCAGCGCATCGACAGCGGCCTGAGCCGCCGGGCCGACGATCGTGGTCCAGTGAGCGCCAGAATCGTCGGTGAACTGGATCTCGTTGGTATCGCCAACGCAAAGACCTACATCTGCGCTTGCAAAGCGGATGCAGTTGAGGGCATCGCTCGCGGTGGAGAGCTGCAATACCCACGTCACACCGCCGTCGGTGCTCTTGAAGATATCGCCAGCCGCGCCAGCGCCGGTGTCAGTGCAGCACCACAGATTCATCCGGTCCCAGGCAAAGAGGCCGCCGTTCCAGGGGATAAACCCAGCGTTACCTGCGCCAGCGGTTCCTAGCGTCCAGTTAGCGCCCAGATCGTCTGTGTAGAAGATCTGCGCTGGAGTACCAGCGTTCGTGGTCCCGACAGAAACCAGCCACCGCGTGATGCCCTCGACACCGCTCGGGATACAGACCACAGAGCTCAAGTCCTCATCGGCTATAGCCGGCTGCGCCGCGGTATTCGTCCAGGTGATGCCGCCATCGGCTGTATACTGTACCTCCGCGATGCCAAGGTTTATCGCGTCATAAACGACTACGCCGTCCGTGCATACGGCTTCCGCTGGCCCACAAATACCCTGGCACGCTTGTTCGTTGCAAAACACGATGTCGCGCGCCTCTTCTACCTCGGCCGTCGTGCGCCGCGTCAGCACCGTGTCATGCCACTCGAGGATGTCCGCCGCGGACCATGCAAACGTCTTGCCCGCCTCCTCAACTGCGCCGCCATCGACGTTCCGCGTGACGTTGTTGGAGCGCGTAACGTTTGTGATGGCCACATCCGTATAGATGTAGCCGCGTTCGTTCGGGACGAACTGGTTCGGCCTCGTGCATTCTGCCATCGGCACATACAGCGGAAAACGGCATTTCGTTCGGTTTAGTGTTTCTAGCCAGTCAGCCGTCTTGCCCAGCGGCGTGCTGATATCGCCGGTGATCTCTCCCGCCGCACCCTGCGTGCGGCTAGACACCAGGTAGTGGCCGCGACGGTTAGGGTCTGGGCAAAACCGCCTCGTGATGTCGCCCTTCGGCTGGGTGGTATCACCCAGATCGTGGCACCCAAGATACTGCAAATCGCTTGGCGGACCGTCCACCTGCGTGAACAGCGCGCCGCCAGATGCGTCAAAAATTCCCGTAACACCTCTACTCATCTCGATACCTCTTTAGCTTTCGCGAATAAGGCAGTGGCATCTGCTGAAAGCGCCTCCAGGAACGCCGCCCTTACCGCTTGATGTGATAGTTCGCTGTACCTGTAGATGTTGCGCCGGTAGAGTCCCTCGGCAACCATCGCGGGCGTGACGGTTATCTCGATCAGCTCTTCCCAGGCTAGACTATCAGGCACAGCCGCTTCTAACGCGTCCGCGCTCACTTTGCCGTTTGACACCTCCTCAGTCGGGACATAGGCGCGTTTGTGGTCCCATTCGACCAACGCCGCCCCGCCCGTCCGTTTCGATATGACTTTTACGGCGACCTTTGGCCGTGCCCGCTTGCGTGGGCTGCGTCCGCCATCGCTCGCTCCATCTGCTTTTGAAACCACCGTTGCCGTTTCGTCGCGATCAGTTGACCCCATTCTCTAGCCTCCGTGCCAGGATGTTGTACGAACGGCACAACGACTGTCGGGCCGCCGCTTGAGCCTGCTTGTGATTTGAGACTCTTTACTCTCGTCTTTGGTTTGAATCGACTCGGAAAAGCTAGCGCCTTTTTGTTGCTCTTGCCCGTAAAGATCCCGGCGAATATCGCGTGTGGCCGCGTGCCCTCGTTGAGCCAGTTCCACACCTGGTCATCCGTCCCAATCAGGATCGTCGGGCCTGGCGGCTTTAGGCTGATGAGCGTTTCGAACTTTGGCTGATGTTTCCACGTCTTGGTCGTCTTCTTGAAATCGGTCTTGACCAGAAATCGCCCGGCCTTGCGCATGGCGTTGAGTAGCACGAGGCGCATAGCATCGTCGCGCAAGCGCGGCGCTTTAATAGCCTTTACGAGTACGACCACGCCAATCCTCCGGCTCGCTCAACAATCTGAACCACGGGTCCCCGGCCTCGTCTTTCTGCTCTAGCAGCACATCCTGGTCGCGCGGATCGACCCAACTCACACGCTTCTCAGGCCCGAACGGGTAGGGATGGCACGTCTCGGAGCCCTTCCACGTACCCTTTAGGCTTCCCAGATATTCGATCTTCGACAGCCCGTACATGCCAAAGATCGGGCCTGATTCCACTGCGCGAGCCACACCGGCCCGCCTGCGGCGACTGCCGCCTCCCCCGCCTCAACCCATCTAGTCCGCTTCCCCTTCGTCTGGATCTGGTTTGCGTGGCATCCAATGTGTAACGAGGCTTCCGTCGGGGGACCAAATGTTCCCCCGGTCATTCTCTTCGTAGCGTCCTTTTTGGACGCCTATGCCCTCGTTGAACACGTAGACAAGCTGGCCATCCTGTGGGGTGGTCTCCTCGGCGCTGGTCCATTCTGGCATTACCCGTCCCTCAATTCTCGATTGATGATGATCTGCGCTTCGTTCCACTCCGTCAGGCCGCGTTCGGCGGTAGCCATCACTGGAAAGTTCGCGCCCGTCTCACCGTCGCAGACTTCCCAGCTACCGTCTGAAATCATGTTGAGCATTTCGGTGATGTTGAGCAGCAGGGATTGCTTCATGTCATCCGATAGCCGCCCTCTGGCCGCCCCGCACGGACAGTTGTAGAGGATGGCCGCAAGCTGCATGTTCATTTCTTTGAGCATCTGCAGGCTCTCCGTCGAGAGGCTGCAATCGCAAGCGCCTACCGAGGACCTGGCTACATGGATGCGGCCAGCCGTGACGCGCAAGGCCAGTTCGATGCGCTCTTGAACGGCGCAATCGTCTGGGGGCCAGTCCAGGCACCAAAACAGGGCGTATTCCTCTGCCATTGCGTATGCTCCGCTACAGGTCATTTCACTCCTAGAAAAAGTCCGAGTCGCAAACGATGAACGAACCTTCCATTGCCGCGCCTATGGCCCCCGTGCCTTCCCAACGATAGCGATGATTGCGCTCGCGCTCTGTCGTATAGTTCATGTGATACAATCCGACCGCGTCATTCACCACTTCCACGTCAACGCCGAACACAAACTCGAGAGCCGGCCGCACGCCTGGCAATAGAATTAGCACGTTCACCCCCGGCGGGTCGGTTAGCGCCCCCGTCGTTGGGTCCCGGAACGCTACGCTGAGCACCACTATGTCGCCAAGTACGTAGGTGTTGACATGCCCGGCTGTCACGGGCAGAAGCTCGCATCACTCACCGTGATTGCGTAGCCGCCAAACGCATCCGCTAAGGCCATGCCATATCCGCCAAACGCATCCATGACTATCGCGGTGAGGCAAATAAGCGCCGCCGGTCCAGGAACCGTCCAGTGGGCGGCCGCCCAGTGCGCCCTTGCCCAATGCGCGCCGGCCCAATGGTTCACGGTGTCACGTCCGTCACAACGATCACGCGCTCCTCGTCAACGTTTGTCGTTTCGACGATGCGGTCTTTGCTGTCGGCGAGATCTCGGAAACGCAAGATGTTGCCAAGACGCGAGAGCAGACCTACCAACGCCGAGCGCGTCAGTCTGAGATATTGCCGGAATGTCTCTGTGCCTTCATAGACTTCGTCAAGCACCCCGTCTGCAATTTCTGTGACGGCGCTCGCCGCTAGTTCGTCCGCGCCAATCGCGTCCGTGGCTATCTTGGCTGCTGTTATAGCATCTGCGGCTATCGCATCCGCGTCGATGGCTCCCGTTGCAATCTCTGCTGCCCCAATCGCATTCGCTGCGATCTGATCAGCCCCAATGGCATCAGTCGCGAGTTCTGATGCTCCGATGGCGTTCGCTGCTATCTTTGCAGCAGTGATGGCGTTGTCAGCGAGTTCAGATGCTCCGATAGCATTGGCGGCTATCGCTGTCGCGTCGATGGCCCCAGCCGCAAACGTGGCAGCATCAATGGTGCCATTCGCAACCTTCGCCGCCGTGATTGCGTCTGCAGCTATTGCGTCAGCATCAATAGCCCCGGTCGCGATTTTAGCAGCCGTGATTGCATCATTGGCAATCTCCGATGCGCCTATAGCGTTCGCTGCAATCGCATCCGCATCAATAGCGTCTGTAGCTATCTCGCTGGCGCCTATTGCGTCGGCAGCAATCTTTGCCGCTGTAATAGCGTTGTCGGCTATCTCACTGGCCCCTATGGCGTTTGCTGCGATAGCCGTTGCGTCGATGGCCCCTGCGGCAAAAGTCGCGGCATCGATGGCCCCGTCTGCAATTTCCGCAGCCCCAATTGCGTTGGCCGCTATTTGCGCTGCCCCTATGGCATCCGTTGCTAGTTCACTCGCGCCAATCGCATTCGCAGCTATCGCAGCAGCGTCTATAGCTCCAGCCGCGAAGGTGGCGGCATCGATGGCGGCGTTGGCAATCGCTGCTGCATCAATGGCGCCGGCTGCGAATGTAGCCGCATCAATTGCGCCGTTGGCGATTTCAGCAGCCCCGATAGCATTCGCCGCGATTTGAGCTGCGCCGATCGCGTCAGTTGCAAGCTCTGAGGCCCCTATGGCGTTGGCTGCAATCTGGTCCGCCCCTATCGCGTCTGTGGCCAGCTCGCTTGCGCCTATCGCATTGGCGGCGATCTTTGCGGCGGTGATGGCATTGTCAGCTATCTCGCTCGTCCCGATGGCATTGGCCGCTATCGCGTCCGCATCTATTGCGTCTGTCGCGATTTCGGCGGCACCAATGGCGTTTGCAGCGATGGCATCCGCATCAATAGCATCTGTGGCAATCGCCGCCGCGTCGATGGCGCCTGCGGCGAAGCTCGCGGCGGTTATTCCGCCAGCCGCCACTGAGCTTGCCACCACCGTTGCAGTATCAAGATCAAATGCAAAGCTCGCCGCCGGATTGCCATAGGTCTGGACAATGATCGTCTGATCCTGCCAAACTTTCGGCCCTGTCTGATCGATGATCGTGATGACGATGATCTCGGCCTGATGCTCCGCGGCCGTCAGCGCGAGGCTATAGATGCCGTTGGCAACATGGGCGAAGGCGTTGGTCGAGTTGTTGGGAGCCGCCCCGTCAAAGGATCGCTGCGAGTCGCCAGCGACATGCACCGCGGCGCCCGTATAATCCTCACCACCCGTCTCAATCAGCGGGAAATAGATCGTTTTCTGTACGTTGTACTTGCGCAGGACTTCCATCTACATCCCTCTCATAATCCCGCGCCAAGCGCCACGGAGCACGCCACGCTCGGCGAGAAAGGCTAGCGGAGACCGTGCTCGCGGGACCATCGGCGTCTTGTAGAGATCCCAAGGTTGTTTCAATAGATCTAATACCTCTGGAAATGCGAAGGGCCTATTTGAAATTCGCACATCTCCAAGGCGGCCGTCGTAGAATGTGGCGAATCCTCCAAATAGAATAGAATGTGCCAGATGTAACGGAATATCAGTATCTAATAACCCTGCTGTAGCCCCAGCGGCTATAGCCTGGCTAATGCCATTCACATACACTGTGTTCGTTGTAGCCCCAGAATCATGCACACAAACGATGTGATTCCATACGCCGTTTGTGAGAACATTGTTTCCGGTGACGGCAGCATTACCGCCTATAAAAAGCCCGGTGTCACTTGTATCAAAGCGGATAGCATCAAGGTTAGTGAAAGTGATAGCCCATACCCGATTGTTCGGATTTGGGGGCTCATCCCAACGCCCCGCCACTGTTTCAAATCCCACCCTAGCATCGGGATGCACCCAGAGTGCCACGGTAAGGTCATCTGATGCATCCCATTGTGGCGAATCGCTACAGTTGATATAATCCGCTGCCCCGTTGAAATCCAGACACCATCCCTGCTGTTGGATCGCTTGCCACGTCGGATTGCCGACAAAAGCTCCATGTATGCTCATGGAACTGCGGTCTCGAAGCGTGTTCATTCCGCGACTTGCTAAAGGCGGCCACCATCCGATCAGGTCCGTCGCTTGTGACGATTCAGTATTTAGATCAAAGTGAACTGTTGGTGGCCCAAAGTGCGGGATCGGTCTCGGCATTACTGTATCTCATCGATAATCGGCTCAAGAATAAGTTCATGCTCCGCTGCGGCATTCGTGAATTGCTGGCCGCTGATGTTGTAAACCAGTGGCGCGCAATACCGTGTTTGCATGTGGAAGATTCCACCAGACCACTGGGCAACTGCGTTATTGCGACATATATGATTGCCGATCCATTGCATATTCGGAAGCTGTTCCGCGCTAGCCATGGCCGCATCTGTGCCAGTATGCTCACCATCGAAGAGCGTATTGTCGTGTGAATAGGCTATGTGAATCTCGACCACATTCCCGAATGTGGGCGCAATTTGGAAACGCACCGTGTAATACCATCGCCACCGCGTCGCGTGGACGGCTCCATTGTCATGCTTGACGCCCATACGCCCAACGTTGTTAAGCATGTTGAGCAGCGTCATGGCGTAGGTCGCGCCACCTGGACCCCAGTTAATTTGCGTTGACGGTTTCTGCAGGATCTCATTTGCCATTATGGTACGATCCTCTCATAGCCCCACACACTGAGGCGAATCGCAAGCTCCGCAATCACGCTTGCGCCCAGTACCGTCCATCTGGCATCGAGGCGCGCGCGTTTCTGTACCAACGATTCGCCGCTGTGCGTGTGGAACGTCAGCGAATGCTCACAGAACTCGCCGGTGTCCAGTTGTGTCTGCTCGCCAGCGTCTAGCCCCGGCACCGCGCTAGCTGTGCCGCCCAGCATCTCTACCAATGCAACGCGATAGTTCACGCCGGCGTCGTTGTTTGCGTCAGGCACGGCAAAGTGCATCACGACTTGGGCAGCCGTGCCGTACCTGTTGACGCCGAGAATGTGATAGTCAGCCATTGCTCACCCACGCGCGCAGCTTGTCCAGCATCCCTGGCCCGATGCCTTGCACCGCCAGCAGCTCTTCATCGCTGGCTGCCCGAATCTCGCGCGCAATGCCGAACCCGGCGTCCATGAGCCTGTCGGCTACAGGACGGGGGATTCCGCCGCGCCTCGCTATCACGTTGCCCTTTCGGTCTCTAATCGATACGGGACGTGGCATGAGCCCTCCTCTAAGCAGGCGTTGCTACAACTAAACCATCGAGACAGTGGTTGGAAATCCAGGCGTCGCTCGCTGCACCAGTGCAGAGATCGTCTAGGTCTCCCGCCCCTGGCCCTGGCAGCAAGCAACTGAAATAGTTGTCGAGGATCTGGTTCTCGGAACCCCCTGTGGTTATGATCCCTTCGTCTGTAGCCGCGCCTCCGCCCTGCGCAGCGCCGTTGTAGACCTTGCATCCCTGCACCACTGACAAGTCGGTGTCTTCCAACGTCATGGCGCCAGTGCCGACATTCAGGAACGTGCAGTCGAGAATCTGTAGGTTCGCCGCACCCGAGCCAGCGGTATCGACAAAGACGCCATAGTCGTCGCACTGGTCGAAGTAGCAGTCAATGACGTTGCTGTGCCACGAGAACTCGAACTGAATCGCTGTATCTATGGCATCATCAAACGTGCAGTGCTGAATGGTACAGGTGTCGCCCCAGAGCGTCACGCCGTCCCATTCGACAAAGATGCCATCAGCTCCCGTTAGTGCGCCGATCTGACCAGAAAACACAAAGCCCTCGATCAACACGTCCGAGGCGTGCACCGTGATGCACGTCCCATCGTCCGCGGCAGGCCCCCAGCTCACACCGATCGAGCTCGACGACGCCGTGCCGATAATGGAGACGCCGTGAACCGTGACGGTCACGCTTTCCAGGATCGCCGTGTTCTGCGTTGTGGTCAGCGGCCCGTACTGCCACGCATCGTTAGGCGCCACGACGATGATGTCGCCGCGAAAGTCCTGGCAGGCTGCAAGGGCAGCGGCTACAGTCGCAAAGGGCGCCGTCGGCTCAGTGCCGTCCCTGTTGTCTACGGCACCGGGGAAGTTCGGATTTACATAAAATACCTGGGCCTCAGCGGAGTTCCTGAGGCCCGTTGCCCGCCCGGTCCCCGAGACACCAAACTGCGGCGGCGTGATCGTAGGCGTGCGCGTGACGGGCCAGATAGATCGGCCCCTAGTTGCTGGCATTATAGACCCTCTCTTATCCGGGTACGGTGATCGTCTCACTCCAACGGTTGTAGCCCCACTCGTTCGCGTCCGCCCCGGCATTATCGAGATATGGGTTATTGTGCGCTGCGGCAGTCTCCCCGAATGTGGCGCTGTTCCCGTCGATATGGATTCCCGAGTTGGTCCCAGCGATAGTGATTGCACCACCTGCCGTGTCTGCGAGCATAGAGATTCGATTGTCAAAGATGCCGCCTTGAGCGAACTGGTTGTTGCAGTTGATGGCAATCCCACCTACACCGCGGAACCAATTGGGCTCCAAACCAGGGCATCCAATCATGCCGCGAGTAGCATTGTGATCGATCCGCACGCCATCGCGTGTCAAGCCAATGCCGAACCGGCAACCCCAGATCTTCAGGTACACTGCGTCACCGCCTGCGGGAACACGGATACCATCCTGCGCAGTCCCAGTCTCTCCGAACCAGCAGTGGTGAATCTCGGTTCCCCACACCGTAGCGTCAACCTGGATAGCCCCAGCCGTCGCGCCACCGTGGCATGCCAGGTTGCAGATCTCAACTCCCAGCGCGGTGACCGAAAAGGACGGGTTGTCACCTACCGGATTGACCTGTGGCCACATGGCCCCAGCGCCCGGCACGCCGATGATGGATACCATTTCCTTGTCGCAAACGATAGGCCAGGCCTCGCCGCCAGCCGCGAAATAGTCGAGAATGACTATGGTGTCATTCCGCTGATTCGTGCAAAGAGCGATAGCCGACGTGATGGTGGCCAAGGGCCGGAGTGGCGTTCGGCCATCATTCCCGGCTCCACCCGTGCCATCTACATAGAACACGTCGCCCTGGTTCGCCCCAGGCCGCAGTACTTGTGAAAGCCCTCCCGTATAGTACGGAGGTGCCTTGCTTTGAACATTCGTCCCTGCCATAGTTCCTCCTAAGCTGCCGGAACCGCTACGGTGAAGCCGCTGGCGCTAACTTCTGGCTCCAGGATATCATCTGCCACGTTGCCCACCCAACTGCCAGGCGCCGCGGCATTGGCCCAGTAGCCACCTGCGTTGGAATAGTCGCCTGCAAAGTAGTTGCCCGTTACTGTGTTCAAGCCCAACGTGCCACCGCGCATGTCGATGTAGACTGCCGTGCCGTTGGCCTGGTTGACCGGGCCCATAAAGCGGTTGCCCTCGATCAAGCAGCCATTCCCGCCGCGCAGCGCGTCGGGCTGCGCAATGTGCCGATCGTTGTCCTGGAAGATGTTGTTGCGAATCACCCACAGATAGGGCGATGCGAACGCTGTCAGACCCAGCAGGATTGCCGCCGCGTTGTTGGCCGCTCCGCCACTGTCGAACTCGTGGAACCGGCACCCCTCGATAAACACCTGGTCGGGCGAGCCCGTGCCATGGATGCCATAGAGCCCTGACCACATAGCGTCAAAGTCGCAGTTTATGATCCGCGTCCTGTCGCTATTCGTTGTCGCGCCGCCGTCATGCTCTAGCAGAATGCCCGATGCTGCGGTGTTCGGAAGGAAGCGAATGTTGGCGATTGTCCAGCCGGACTGTCGAATCGTCAAAGCGTCTTCGTCCGCGGCCCCACTAGCCCACGTCGGTCCCCATTGCTCATTGCCAAAGCCCATGATCGTACACTGCTCGGGGGCACTGTTGGGGATGATCACACTCTCTGTGAGCGTCGTAGCGCCGCCGATGATGATCAGACTGTTCTCGACGAGAAAGGCACTGCCGATAGCGCTCTGCACCGTAGCCTTTGGGTGCTCGGGATCTGTTCCGTCGTGAGCGTCTTTCGCATCAGCGTGGCTATCATCCACGTAGAGGACGATGCCGACGGGTGTGGTCCGCAGCCCCAAAGAGTTATCGCTGCCCGCGATGCCCAACTGCGGAGGGAAAAACGGCTTGAGCCGCGTGACTTGGTATGGGTTCATCTCTATCTCCCTTGCCGCACCCAGCCGTCGATGATCGGCGTGCCCGGATTCCTACGCGTCCGCGCCCGATGGCTACGGCGGGGGATTGGCATGCGCGTCGCGGCGACAGGCGGCTCGACGAGCTGCGCGCGCAGCTTCGCTTCCTCTTTGGGCTCAAAGTCAACGCCCTCCACCAAACCGATGCTGTTGGCATGCTGTTCGCTGCCGTGCTCGACATAGTCTGGCCGGTCCTTGGCGCACTCTTCGAATGTATAGTGGCGTTTCTTTCGTGGTGCCATTGTTTTTTACCTTTCTAATCCGTAAGGACATCTAACCATTGGTGAATGCGGGCCGGTCGATAGTCGATGTGTTTAGGGCCCTTGCTCTTGTTGCATGAATCACATAGTGGCTGCAAGTTCGTCAGATAGCTATCTCCGCCCATGATGATGGGCAAGACGTGATCCACTGTGAGTTTGCGCTTTTTGCCACAGGCTACGCATCGATTGTCGGCCAGCATACACATCGTCTGCCAGTCTTCTAGTTCGTAAGTGCCGCCGTTGGAACGTTTGGTTGCGCGACGGCGGGCATAGTAGTCGCGATGCCATTGACGATATTCGGGATCATTCGCATAACGGTTGCGGCCATATTCACGTTGGCGCTTATTGTTTTTGGCCAAACGCTCCGGGCTAGAGCTGATATGCTCCCATTGCTTCTGGGCTTTGGCTTTTACTGATTCAGGATGCCTTTTACGCCAAACCTGATCTCTTTTCTGCCGTGTCTGCATGAATGCCGGGTCTGTTGCTTTTCGCTCTGCATACCATGCAGCATTCTTAACGGCCCTTTCTTCCCGAACCCCTGGATCATTGGCCCTGCGTTCGCTCGCCTGTTTCAATTTGTGCTCACGGCTCCCATCGCCCGAATGGTATCGCTCTTTGCCTTTGGCATTCTTGCACGACTTGCACCAACACGTCAGGCCATCCGTACATGCACGCGAGACTCCAAATGCAGCGCGGTCTTTTACCGTCTTGCATTTCGAGCAGCGCTTATGCCCATCCTGGCCAATGAGAGCCATTTACTGTTCCCTATGGTTATGGCGTGGTACCCGAGCTAAAGTATAGCCCATTGGGATCCGTAATACCCACCAAGGTCCCCAGGTCATCCGTCCGGCCGCCGATGGTCGTCTCTACCTGGATCTCGATATCGCCCGTGAGGAACGAACCGTTCAACAGACTCGGCGTACCAAGACCCATCGTCCGCGTCATCGGGACCTTATCCGGTGCCAGCGCGGAGAGCTCTGGCCCGTTCGGGCGACCAGTCCACCGCGTCACCGACACACCTGGAACCGAGAAGGGTTCCGCGAACAGATACCATGGCACGTTCGGAACGGTGAAGGCGATGTAGGGATCGATCTTGATCTGGACTCGTCCCTGCAACACGTTCTTGCTGTTCGTCGCCAACTCCGCGATGTGTGTGCTTTCCAGAATCGCCTCTGCCGTCAGCTCAAGGATCGGCGGGATCACTAGAAAGACAGGCCGAATCGCCAGCGGATTGCCGCGTCCGTCCTGGCGCTGCGTGAACGCATTCCACGCGATAGCCAGGTTGGCCGTAGTCAGCCGCCCGGTGCCTGCATAGTTCGCGCCCAGGGCTATCATGGCCGCCTGTGAAAGCGCGTTGTCGTACAGCGCTGACACGAAAAAGTCCTCGAACATCGCTGCGCTATCGCCCAGCTTCATAGCGATGTTGTTGAAGGCGCCCAAGTCATCGTTAATGAAGATACGCCGCGAGAAGTCCATCTGCTTGGCGTAGTCATCCAGTGCGATCTGCACGCGGGTCTCGGTGAAATAGGTCGCGTAGGCTTCCTCTTTCTCGTCTCGCCGCTCCAATCGCTCGGGCTCGTCAAAGCGAAAGCGCTCTGCCGTGGTATAGTCCGGCAGATCCTCGCGCAGCGTGTAGTCGCGCCATGTCCCGCGCTGGAACTCGTAGCGGTTATACACCGCCCGGCTCAGCACGCGGTTGAAGTAGAGCGGAAAGTCGCCGACTACCAGGGCCTCCCGCAGCGTCGAGCTATGGATGTCCTGGTGGCGATTGTCGATAAAGGCATCCAGATACGGATAGGCTTCTTGGATCAGCTCACACCGCGCGTTATCCTGAGCGTTGTGCTCGAGGGCCATGTCTCGGATGGTCTCAATTAGGCGTCTCATATTTAACTCTCCACGATTCCGGCTTGCGCCACAGCACACAAGTGCGTGTTGCCAGACGCACCGGCGGCCTTTGGGAAATCATCCTCGTCTTCGCTCTGCATCGTCTCGATCGTGCCGAACCGCGCATTGGCGGTTGCTGCATCGCCCTGCAGCGGACTCGTGCTGAGCTTCACGCCATGGTTGGCATCAGCCGTTAGGTCATAGTACACCGGGTCGCCGATGTTGATGGCGCCCCATGTGGCCTCTGCGTTCCCGCCGTTGTAGGTCAGCACCGTGCGTACATTGTGGCGGTACACTGCGCCTGCCGCGACGTTGACTATGGACGTCTCGTAGACGGCATTCTGCGTGATCGACGTGCCCGTCATTTGCGCCCCAGGCAGAAGCCCCGTCTGTTGCACGGGGTCGTGGAGCGTTGGCGTTACATCCGTCTGCCGCGACCACGGGATCTTTAGCATCCGCTCGCGCCCAGACTCACTGGACTGTTCGTATCCTGCAGTCGTATCTCTCGTAACCATCTGTTACCTCCCGATCCCATGCCGCTTAAGCACAGCGCTCTCGCGCTCTACCAGCGACTTGGTGGTTTCTGGTTTCGCTTGCTTGGGCTTGCTCTTGCCCATGTCCAGTACTGTGCTCGTTCTTGATTCGCTCAGGATGTCTTTCACCTCAGCGATTGCGCCTTCCAGTTCGCCCGCGGTCTCGAAGCCCTTGGCTGCGAGCCGCTTCTGCTGCTTAGCGGAAAGGCCAGACTCTAGCAGGAGGGCTAATGCCTCGACCACCGTAAGCGGCTCTAGCTGCTCCTGTTCCTGCTGTTCGTCCTGCTCGTGCAACTGCTCTTCGACAGTCTCGTGATTCTCAGTGTCTTCCTCGCCGCTCTGTCCCTCGTCGAGGACGATCTTTTCTGTCATGTTGCCCTCCGGCATTGCATCATTCTCGACAAGGCTGAGCGCGCGCCCGCCCGCACCAGCTCTCGTCACCCAGTCTACTGCCCTGGCTTCTGTGATAGCCTCTACCACATTCACCTTCTCGCCATCCATCTCGACGCCCTTTTTGACCCGGCCGCTTGCTAGAATGGAGCAGTGGAGGTCCGAAAGCGTACCGTGATGGTCGCGTTCTCTCACGTTGTGATCAAACTCTCTGTCGTATATCGCCACGTCTGCCAGCGGCGCGCCCGTCTCCGAGAACCCCACCGGGCAGCGGAGAATCTGCGAGACCTCTGTGCGCACCGATCGTTCTTTGTCGTTGTGCTCCGTCGCGTACATCTTGACGCCCTGGAATATGTGGGCGTCCCTTTCTAGCATCTCGCGCGGGTAATAGTGCTTGTCGCGCATGTTCCCGAGGCCCGGTTCAATCAGCGCCACGCGGATGATGGTATGCCGTGGCTCTGCGTCCTCTTCCTGTTCCTGAACTTCCAGTATTTCAAGGATGCTCAGCCCGTCGTTCTCCGCTAGTTCGGTAAGCCCCTCGGCGGCCTCTTCTACCTCAATCGCCTCGATCTCGGTGACGAACTCATCCACCAGGGCCAGAAGCGCCGCGCGCTTGTCGGTGGTCTCACTGTCGAACATGATGTTCCGAAAGATGCGCTGGAACTCGTCGGTGCGCTGCTCGACGGTGGCCGCGAGCTCTTCCGCCTCGCGCGCCGCTTTGATGTCGGCAAAGCTCATAGCAGACCACGACCCCACCGGCATCGACGCAATGTCTTCCCCGCCATTCCACTCGTGGTGGTGCGCCTCTTGATACTCGCTCACCAGATCCGCCATTGTCACCTGGTGCCCGTCGATCTCGAGCGTCGTGCTTTCCAGCATGGTATCGTTCATCTGCTTTTCACCTTGCTGCTTTATCCATTCAAGGCCGCCTAGTTCGTTTTGCTCTATGAGTACAGGCACAGCGCCCTCTTTTACATTTGCGTTCAACGCTGCCACCTGGCTATTTGCCTTTGCTCTTGTGTCATGGCACCCCAGACTATCACCTGTCGCTGCATCGTCTGCGTCAATCTTGAACACGCACCATTCGTCGCCGCGCTTGAATGCCTTCCAGGGCATCGCTATTCCCCGTAGATTAGCGCACAATCAAAACGGCCATTGTTCACGCTATCCGACCCATTGATCGTTCGCACAAGTACGCCATCACTACCGTCCATCCGCTTGGCTTCATGCCAGCGCATTATGATCATGTCGCGTGCGCCGGCTGCACCAAAATCGAAAAAGTAGCCTTCTGACATCTGCTCGCCGGCGCGCCGCACCAGGTACATTATCTCGGTGCCCGCGGCATTGATTGTATGATTCCAGCGTAATCCAGTGTTCGGCGCGCCGAATTGCGATGTCTCGCGAACAACCGTCACGATTGGGCCTGCTACACTTGACACTTTGACGATCTCACCGTCGGTTTTGTAGGTCGAGTAAACCCAGACCAGATCGTCCGTTTGGAATATTGACCCATCGGCTACCGTCAAATCGGTTTCGCCTTCGTCCCACGCGTTGCCGGCATTGCGAGCAGAGCGCCGCGAATAATCAATCTTGTAAGCGAGACTCCGAAACTCCTTGCCTGTCGTTGTCGCAAAGATATTCATGCCAATCCATGTCCACGCCAATGTGAGTATTGCTGGCTGTAGCACCACTGTTGGCTCGCCCCAATAGTTTTGCGTCGTTGCGGCGCCATGTGTTTCGTCTTCAGCGTCGGCATTGACTTCGACGGCTGCACCTGCCGTGCCTTCGCCATCTGGGACCGGATATACATGCTCGTTATGCTCTGTCTCCATCTCCTGCACATAGTTCGCCCAGAAATTGTTAGGATCGAGGTCGATTCGATCTCCGTCACCAACTCCGCTCACACACTCACGGAGCATATTGCCAGCGGTTCCCACTACACATTCATATCCCGCTGTTGCATTCTCAAGCGAAGAGCAATCCTCTAAAAGGCAATAATCCGCTGCCGCATTTGATAGATAGAATCCTCGCGTCGCTCCACCAACCCCATTTGCAACTGCATGCTGAATGATAGTCTGGGGTCCACTAATATCATATCCTGTGACCGTATGTGCCGCGCTGATCGTATGATCTATAAGGGTATCGGTGCCATCGATATCGTATCCAACGGTGACGTTCTCTGCGAACAATGTTGCTAGGGAACAGTGATCGCCCGTTACCTGAATAGCAATCGCCCCAGGCCCTTCGAAATGCGCTCCCTGGACTCGGCAATGATCGCCGGAAACAACTAGAGCTGTCCCTGGCGTGCTATCCTCAATATGCACACCGATTTCGCACCAGAGCTCTAGCCCATCTAATGCAAGATCAAGTCCTATCTCGTCATAGTTTCCGGCTTTGACGGCTATAGCATCCCCCGCTACAGCGGAGATGAGACCCTGGCCAATCGTGACATATGCCTGGCTGGGTGTCCGTCCGCTGTTGGCATCATCGCCATCAGTCCCGTCGATATACCAAATATCACCCGTGAATGCGGGTATCGCTAGCATTGCGGCCCGTAATCGTGCCAGTCGCCCGGCGAGATCAATCGTCATAGGCCGAACAACCCCCGCTCCATCTCAAACAGCAACCGGAACTCTGGCGGCGTCATGAGTTTGCCCCAGATGCGCGGGCGAAACATATCGCCGTCGTACCAGCCAGCAGCGGCTAAGTTGTTCACGCCGATGTAAAGGTTTCGGTTCGCGGTCAACGGGTCGATGTGCGTAGCCGCAGTAGCCGTGGTGTCCCGCCCGTTTTTGTAGGTCCGTATCGCCGCGCCCGTGCGTGAGAAACCTATCATTCCCCACGTACCGACCACTATGTCGGCGGCGGCGCTGAGGGTAAATTGCGAAGCGGCTGCCTGAAATGTGGACACGTTCTGGGCGCCGTTGACGTCCATCCACCAGTCCCAACCGTCCGTCGCGGCCACGCCGCGTGTCATAAAGTTGCGATTGCCGAGGGCGTCGGGGCGGATCCACACCGCTGCGGAATAGTCGCCCGACGTAAAGTCGAGATCCGTTGTCGCGGCCTGGAGGGCGCGAATGTAGTCGGGGTTGCCCGGCACAAAGTCGAGGTAGCTAAGCCCGTTGTCGAGATCCTGCCAGGTCGGTGTGCCGATGAGGGTGCAAACGTGATGGAGCTTGGCAAAGTCCTGAGTGTTCGTGCCCGTCGCTTCTTTCAATTGCAGGTCGAGGAGCAGTTGTTGGTTAGCCTGTAGCTGGTCGTAACCTCTCACCTATGCCTCCTCGAAGTATTCCCAGCGATACGTGCGGTTGACGCCGGCTGTCTGTTCGAGCGTGAGTTGTATCCCAAATCGATTGGGATTCAGCGCAATCGTCACGAGCTTGATGCTATTCGCCAAACCACCGTCGGCTCCGACGTATGCCTGGTAGTCCTCTAGTTGCAAGCCTCCGCCCGCCGTGATGCGATAGTAAACGCGTAAAACCGTGGTGTCGCCGCCCTGCATGTTGTCGAGGTCAACGATCAGCACGCGGGGGTTAAACGTCCCCAGCGGGTCGCCATTGATGTAGACGGTGTCCTCAGCGCCCGTTGCCGTGAGCAGTCCGCCCGTCTCTTGTAGCGTGAGCTCTGCGGCGGCAAGCTCGACGAGCGCGTCTATGTCCAGCCCGGCCTCGCCGCCGAGGAGTGCTTGTCGCGTCGTGATTCCCATCATCGCAGCGTCACCTCGATCTGACAGTTGCCAGGGTTCGCTACTGCGCCGCTTTCACGAGCGCGAATCCTCACGCGCTCTGCGCCATTCAAGGCCAGCGGCCCAAACGCTATGGTCTGAGCCGTTGCAACGGTCGGGTCAAACGTGATGATTTCATGCTGTAGGAGGCTCGCGCTATCTGCCCCGCCTACTACTGCGCCTGTCTGGTAGAGGGACATGCTTTCCCACTCAATGCCGCCAGCGGGGACTTGGGCCACGACAGCATAGGGGCTCACCTGGATCTGAAAGTCCACGGAGCCGCCCGGCCCCGCGGGGGCCTCGTCATAGGTAACATGCGCTGTCATCTCGGCCATGCCCGCTACCGGGAACTCTATCGGGGCCGCATCCCAAGCGCCTGCAGCGCCCAAGGCCGCGTTGGCTCGGGCGTTGACTAGCAGGGGGATGAAGTTGGGGTTATAGATTCGCCTATCGGCCATTCAGCCTCCGGTGAACGCAAAAAGGCGCAGACCTTCAATTACGAAGGCTGCGCCTTAGTCTGGCACTACGGTCGTATTCGATTCTGGATAGCCAGCAGCGCCGAGCTCAGCGCCGCTGGGGTCTCCCGCTTACATAATACACTACTGGTGGCGTGATGTCAAGCGTTGCGACCAATAGGCCGAGGCGGACTTGAACCGCCAACCACGACCTTATTAAGAGTCGTGCTCTACCTTGAGCTATCGGCCCATTCACCCGATCAGCGATATGATCGTTCCTTCCGGCCCTGCCACGCTGGGGAAGCCGAGATTTAGCGGGCCGGCGGTGTCGCCTGCTGTAGTGTAGTGGTATTGTGGCACCGGGTCGCCAGTTGTTATGTAATCATACGGACGCCACCGTCGGCACGGCTCATACGGATACGGCGGCCACGGCCATAGCGGGGCAGGCTCGGGCACCGCGACCGGCACAATGACGGGCGCCACTTTGATGATGATAGGCTCTCGTGCCTTGCGCTCCAGCTCTGCAACTTTGCGTTCCAACTCAGCGATGCGTGCTTTCTTGGTCATACGTTCCATCCCTCTATAGTCATGTCCCATACCGACATTGGCAATTCGTCTTCTCGCCCCGCCCGCTTCATTCCCTCCTCGAATGACAACAGGCACGACTCTGGCGTCAGCCCGTCGTTCGCATCGTCTCCGCCAGGGCCTACATACCACACGCGCCCAATCTTGGAGGCCTCGAATTCTTCCAGCTCTGCCAAAGCATCTATAGCGGGCTTGATTGCGTCGCAGATGTTTCGTGCCTGTTGCGCGAACCGCTCAGCCCGCCCCACTTCCGTCTCAGTCCAACTGAGGCTAACGCTATCCATCGCCGCACTGTTCCAACTGATGCCAATGTTTTTCATCAGTACGGGCGCTTCCCGCCGCGCGCCCTTTGTCATCTCGCCGAGCAAGAACTCTATGCCGCCGTCGGCTGCTTTGGACAGCCCGGCATTTGCCGCTACCGCCGTTATCCCCGTAGCCAATGCTGCGCGCAGAAACCCTCTACGATTCATCGCTCTCCTCCAGGTCCTCAACTACGATGCGCACTTTGTCAGAACGCTTGTTGTGCCACGCTTCCATGTATGCGGCCATACATCCCACATTGTGGAAATGCACATCCTCTGGCGCACCGCCCCAAACACCTAGATGCCCATGTATGGGCACTCCAACATGCCGAAGGTCCATTTGTTCGCCGCAGCCATCGCAAATCGTATGCGTGTGTTGACTCATGTCTCCTCCTCTTTCCCTCTAGTGCGTGATCGACCACATGAACCGCGCGACGAGCCATCCCACTTGTGGCCAGCGCCAGAACGGAACGCGGTACTTTGCTATTTCCGCTCGGACGATTCCCCACGTCCACGCCCGCCACTCCTTGTGCCGCTTATCGATTCTGAAAGAAACAACGCACTCTCCGCCCCGCATTCTAGGCTGCTCAACTATGAGCGCGCCTTTGGGAAATCTAGCCATCGTGCTCCTCCAGCATAGTCAATGCTTCCTCCTCTGGCGTGTCCGGCTGATCTATCGTTATTCCGACAGGGCCATAGTTTACCAACAGATGCAGATGCTCAGGCACATGCCTCGCGGGTCCATCAATCGACAAGTTGCAATGAGGGAGAACGTCAACCAATCTCTGCGTATTCAGATATAGGTGTTCGTTGCCCCAGTGATCCTCGCAAACCCACAAGCGCCCCCCTAGTTCAATCTTCGTCATCAGTCTCCCCTCTCCCTAGCAGCTCATTCAACTGCCGCTCTGCCTCGTTTGCCCCGTCCCAGTCTCTTCGATCTCCTGCGCTTGCAAGTGCGGCACGCAAGCGGCTTATCTCTTGCTGTTTCGCCTCTTCTTCTGGCGGGGCTAGCTGTTCAATCGTGATGCGCACGCGGCCATAGTCAGCCTGCAAGTCTATGCGATTACCACCCCCCACAGGGGTATCGGGATCTTCTGGTGGAAAGACGAAATCGCCGATCCAGTTATGGCCTTTGGCCAACACAACACCAACGAGAGGCAAGTCTATGGCCTCCATCAAAGCGTCCCCGTCAAGGTACAGATTCGAACATTCGTAACCGTCACCCGCTTTGCGCAAATGCCCCTCAAGCTCAATCGTCGCCATTCGTCTTCTCCTCTAGCGCTGCCGCCAGCCTGCCCAACCCGTCCTTGTTGGCCGACGGCTCCAGGTGCGTACACGTCGGCTCAGACCAGTATACAAGCTCGCCGTTCTCGAGCCAACAGACGCATTTCATGATCGTGACGGCGCGGCCCCTGCCTTCTTTGTAGGCTACTGAGCGTAGGCGCAGGAACAGGTTGTCCCAGTTGGCGCGGTCTTTGTTCGGCTCAGCCATTCGCATCCTCGAGATGTCGCCCGATGAACTCAGCGAGTTCGCGGCTTTTCTTGCAGTAGACATAGGGATTGTAGCCCCGCAGGTAAAGCACCACACCGGCTTCGGTTTCGGTCCAGTCCACCTGCATGATCTGTGATAGCGGCGTGATGGTGAGGTTCGCGACCCCGGTGTTGGGTGCCGTCCACGTGATGTAGAGCACGCCGTTGGTGACGCGGGCCTGGGCGCCGCCGAAGTCGGTGTAGTCGGGAGCGTTGGGCATTGGAGGCTCCTCTCCGGACTTGGTAACGGCGGTGAATGCCATTGGCGGGTTGCTCAAATCCAAGAACCCATCGTCGGCGCCCGAAAACGCGTTGATTCGTGATCGCTGATTCATTGTCTCCTCTCTATGACGAGCTAGGCGTCAGGCCAGGGCTGGGGGCGTCGTTCGGACGAAGCGCTACCAATGCCAGCTCCCCATCCACTACCTCAAAGCAGGACCCCATTGCGTGGAAGACACATCCCATTATGATGTCACCGCCTGTGCCTGGATTGGCCGCCGAGATTGAGCCATCTTCTTTCCGCGACGCGTTGAGCATTATCAAGTCCTTGCCCGCCAACAACCGGATTAGCCAACACCGAAACCGCATCATTATGTTTCCTCCTGTCGCATCTTGCGAACCAATCGTCACTATGCTATACTACCATTGTCGAGGCGGCGCATCCAAAGCTCTTATAATCTGACGTTCATCCCGTTGGCCACCGCGCTGCCTCGACAACAGAGCGGAGACGGCCAACGGGGTGTTCTGTTTGGAGGGACCGGTGCAAAAGACATGCGTGCGCTGTGGCGTTGAATATGAGACAGAAGACAAGCGGCAGAAATATTGTAACCGAGCTTGCTATGAGAGCGCTCGCAAAACCAAGAAGCGATCCAAGCCCTGTGAAGAGTGCGGCGCTCCATTTATCGAGAACTACCCCGGGCGCCGTTTCTGTTCCAAGGCTTGTCGGCTTGCGCACGGCTGGATCGATCGCGACCCCACCAAGCATTCCATCTTCGTTTGTGAATGGTGCGAAACACAGTTTGACCATTACACCTATCGCAAGCGTCGTTTTTGCTGCCAGCATTGTGCCAACAAGTTCGCGGCCATTCAGCCCAAGCCGAGCGCTCGCCGCCCGGAGAGCTACATCACAAAGCCATGCGACTATTGCAGCAAAGCCTACACCGTCCACAAGATATTCGTTGAGAAACGCAACACTCGCTTTTGCTCTAATGTGTGCCGGGGAGCTCAGCGTTCTATTGACATCCGCGGCTCCAACAATCCTCACTGGACAGGGGGCACTGCCACCCTGATTGACTATGGCCCCAATTGGCATAGCCAACGGCGCAAGGCCGTTCGTCGCGATGGACATGCTTGCCAAGTCTGCGGCTACCGTTCTGGCGGTGACACGATTCTGGACATTCATCATATCCGCAAGGTAAAGGATCTTGGCGGCGATTGGGAATCTGCGAATCAACTGTCTAACCTCATTGCGCTGTGCAGAACATGTCACAGACTAGTAGAGAAGGGCTCCGTTCCTTGTCCAACTCCTACGGCAGCTTAGGCATTCGCCCCCTGCTGAGCGGCTTTTCAGTTGACAATAAAACACACTTGCAGTTGAATCCACGGCACACCAGATAACTAGCATTGGGTTGCCTCGGCAATATACCATTACTGGCCCACCATGAAGCCCGCTTAACTTTGCCATTCAACCGCAAACAACTCGAACAATGCTCAGCAACACCCAGCCTCCATTCTAGCTTCTCATCCTTCCCCGCCATCGCCGTCGCCCGATTCACGACAGCATCATAGCCATTTATCCATGTCTCAACTCGCGGCCAGAGAGTCCTAAGCAACACGCCGTCCGCGCGCGTTCTCATTTCCGCCCATGCCACGAAACGCGTTACATGCCTACCCGCAGACAGAATAGCGGTATTCAGGGCCATCGCTTCTACTACAGTCATGTCCTCTGGTTTTAATCCTACCCGTCGCATCCCTTCGTGCCAGGCATTGGTATAGCGACGGTGAATGGCCAGGAGCATTGTATTTCGCGCAGCATTCGCAGAAAGTTGCCCGGTCCAGATTCCTCGCGCTGCGGCTCGCAAACTGAGACGGAAATCTGCTCTCCGCCTAGACTGCTCCTCTAGCTGCGCCTCGGCAAACTCCACATGCGTACCGCCGCCAAACGCCACCAGGTCGTTGCATTCCCGCAGGCACTCGCTCAGTTTCCCGCCGTGCTCTTGCGTGTTGAGCGCCACCCAGCTCGCCAGCGCGGCGGCCCGGTGCTCGTCTACGCCATAGCCCGTCAGCGTGTCGACGAGGTCATTGCGCCAACCCAGCCAGGCGTAGCGCACGGCGGCGCGGAGGGGGCTATTCATCTGATCGCAGCCAGTCTAGGTATTTGCCTAGACACCCCTTCGAGCAAAAGCCTTTGCGGAATGGCGCAGCCGCAACTTTGATCTCTACCCACACTGGCCATTCCTCGCCGGGCTTTAGCAGAATCGCTTTCTCGCATTGGTCACACGTGAACACGACGCCTAGCGAAGGGTCTGCGGCTGGCGGCATAGCGTCCAGCCATGCAGAGAGGCACAGCACAGAGCAGAATTGATGAGCTCCGTCATAGGCCCCAAGTTCAAGCCAGATTTCCTCGCTGCTTTTTGTCTCCTTTCGAGATGGGCAGCCCTTCCGATCACAGATGAACTCTTGCCGGATTGTCATAGCTGCTTTGACCGCGCCATACTCTCCTCAGCATATTCGGTATAGTCCTGGAACAATTCCAAACACGCCATTGAGCAAAAGTGCAAGTCCGGGTCGGTATGAGGCCAACATATCCAACCTACTGGCAACGATTGCCCCATGGCTACATCGGGCGACCGTAGCGGTTCCTGTTTCGTGGCTCCGCATCCCGCCCTGTCGCAAGTGAATGTTTCACAGACTGTCACCTCTTCCCCCTACGCGTATGCTATCGGCAGATCATCTCTTGTCACAGCCGTCCAGCGCATCGGATACGTGAGCAGGGTGGCGATGCCGCCTTGTGCGGCAATGCGATGCACTGCCATGCCTGCTTGGACGAGCTGGGCAGCTTCGATAATCTTTGACGGCGTGTTCTCCACCATTTCTTTCGTCTCTCGCAATCCTGCGCCAGTTAAGTCCCTCACCGCTTTCATTACCTGGATTCGATTCGGCCCGACCTCTAGCAACACCACGTCGTACTCGTTCTCTGTGTACCAACGATCCCTCTCGCGCATTCTGCAATTGGTGTCCAGCGCATCCCACACCCAAGTTTGCCAGTGTTTCTCTCCGTCATTGCAAGCCACAAAGCCCGAGTTGTCCATGTAAGCCTTGAAACAGCCAAGAGAGCAAAAGTGGACGGTCGCTTCTACTTCCTGCCCTTCCAGCAACACGCGCCATGTCCACTCGTGCCACCCATCGTCGCCGTTCTCGCAACGGTTGCCGCATCGTCGGCTATCGCATGAGTAGGCTATCGTTTTAGCCACGCTTTCTCCTCCCCTTGCTCCTCCGCCCCTTCTCGATTCCCAGCGTGTACATCGCACCCATGACCAACACGATCCCGTCCCAGTGCAAGGAGTAAATGTCGCCGTCTTTGATCCCCGCCATGTCGAAATACGTTTGAATCTGCGTGGCCATGCGGCGAACTTTGATGCCGCTCAACAACCGATCCTTCTGGCACCGCGCGACGGCCTCGGCGAACTCAGGCGCGACGCGGGCGAATACAGCCGTGTCTACGGGAGAGATGCTAGGCATTATTCCGCCGTTCAATGAACCACGCCCAAGTCCCAGGAGGGCGATGCAGTATCGCGTCGCACTTGGCAGCGCTCCTGGTCCAATCACAATAGCGGCAGTGTATGCCATCAGTACGCCACTCTGAGGAGCCAAACAGATGATGCCCTGCTATCTGGCACCAAAGCCAGCGAAAGAATCGACGAACCATCTCCCCTCCTACCCCAGCGAATCCAAGAACGCCTCGCCTACCATCCGCAACGCTTCGGGGCCGCCCCCATTCGCCGCCTCTGCTATTAGCTCTCGCATCGCCGCCAGATCTGCCACTTTCACCGCGGCGCGTTCCTGGCCGGCGTCATCCTCGGGGAACTCTTTGGCGATGAAATCTTCCACGTCCTCGATCTTGAGCGCCTGCAGGAATAGCCTGGTGAGCTCTTTCGGGGGCAACGCAATCTCGGGGACGTCCTTCACTTGTTCGATGGCCGTTGCCAACTCAGAAAGGTTCGTCTGCAGTAGCGGATCCAGCGCGATCTCGACGCCCTTTTCCTGGAAGTTCTGACCGCCGTGCTTCTCCGCCATGGCTAGCACGTGGTCGTACATGTCTTGCCAGACGGATTGCCAGAAGCGCTGATACCGCTCAAAGTTGCGGAGAGTCGGGGTTTCCATAGCGCTAGCGGTAGCCAACCGGAAGCTTTCCCCCATCCCAAGCCAGTGCGGGAACAGCCCGGCCCCGATGCCCACCATGTTGAACAGCATTGCCCCATCCGCCTTGGCGTCCTGCGCCCCGCTGCTCATATTGAAACGGTCCCACTTGACCGCCTTATTCGTGATAGCCATAGAGGCCGCCGCTGGCACAGGGTTCGTTTCCCCTGAGTCGGGATCGGTCACTAGGCTTGACTGCAAGAGATTCGTGAATGAAGTTACTGCCCGAGACCCGCCGTCCACGCTCACGCGGTCCACGTAGGTAGCCACGGAGCGCGCGACGGCAGCGCGGTTCTGCAAAAAGTCGATGTATGCCCGGTTCCAGTCCTGACTCGCGGCCATTAAAGGCCAGCCACGCTTTGTCTGCGAGGTGAGCGCGACCTGCATCATGTCTACGTCGATGGTGTCATCTTCTTTGTCAATGCCGTTATCTTGCTCTTGGGCAAGCGCGGCATCTTTGGGCAAGTCCGCCTTGGCTAGCTGCTCGTCTGTCGCTAGCCAGTGGGGGTAGTAGACCGTCTTCTGTTTCGCAAGGTCGCCCTCTTGCCACTGGCGCTTGTAGTATAGCACGGTCTGATTATCGCTTGGCAGAGTGATGAACTCAGTGATCTCTAGCGTATCGATAGTGCGCGTCGTCACCTGACCGGTGTTCCGATCAGTGAAATAGACGAAAAAGAACTCACCGTCGACTAACGTTTTGTCCGACAGCTTGTGCAGCTCGCGCGCGCCAAGAATCGGCCTATTGCGCAGGGCCGTCCAGTACTCGGACCACCACTTTTTTACGTCGTCGGCCTCCGGCATTATGAGAACGTCCTGGCCAAAGCCGAAGTCGGTCCAGGTAGCGACGATGCGCTTGGTGAGGGGGTCCCAACGCTGCATTCTGCGAGAGATGGGCACGATTTCATCGCGGCGCAAGGCCTCGTCTTGATCGTCGGCCTGGCCCCCCGTGATGGGGATCCATTGGCTACGCCGTCGCAGGTTGGCAAGGGCCCGTGAGTCCAGCTCCTCGGCTTTCATGTCCTGCTCGCCGGTGAGATAGTAGGCGCGGTGCGTGAACACGTCATCTAGCACGCCAGCGATGTCCTCAGCGCGTTGACGCGCTTGCTCAAACGCGCTGCGCATCCTCGGGCCAGGGAATAGGTTTCGGACGTTCTCTTTTAAGCTCGGCATTTAGCCTCTTTCTGCTACCCGTGTGTTGTGTGCTCCGGTATGTATTTCAGCTCCAGATTATAGAGTTGCGTCAATACGCCAATATCAGCATTGCATTGCGGACATCTCTGCTCATGTTCTCCGCGAGCAACAACGGATGCCTTAACGCTACCGCGTATCTTCGCCAGGATGTTGCGCAAGAGCTTCGTCTGGCTATCCTGCCTGTCTCTCAGCAGCCGTACATCATGCGGCGCCATATCGAATACCATGTCGCTGGCAATGCCCCGATTCCACGCCATCGCCGCCTCTAGCATCCTCTCAACGCTGCCCGTCTCGCACTCGGGCAGGCACTCCTCTGTCTTGTACGTGGCCTCTGTCTCAGACATCGGTCCTCCCTTCATCCTCGCCAAAGCCGAGGGTAACACCATGCGCCAGAATACGCGCCGCTAGCATCACAAACTGCCAACCTAGCCAGAGACGCACTTGCCATTCGCTCGCCCCAAGCCGCGCGTGCGTTGTCACGGATACCGCCACGTCGGAGGCGTTTATAGTTACCTCTGTCTCAGTCATCACCCCTCCTCTCTCAATTCCCTCGCGGCCTTTGCCTTGGCGCTGTCTTCTGGGATAGCAGCTATCGACTGCTCAACGGTTAGCTCGCCTCGCCACATCTGGAGTCCTCTGGCTAACCGAATCACCAAGTCATCGGCGGCGGCCTCGGTCAGTAGAAACTCAATCTGTACGTGGCCCTCGGGCGCTATAGGCCCCTGCGCCGGGCATCTAGGATGAATCAGCGATACCGCAATAGGATGGGTGCGCGGGGGATCGTCATCGTCGTGTGTTGCCTCCCAAAACACTCTCTCCTCACCCGATAGATACTTGGGGTTCCTTGCCATACAAACTTGCAACTCATTCTCGTCACTCGTCCTGTACGTATACGTTATCCATCGCTCCGGAATCGCCTCAATGTGTCGGTCACTCACCTATCACCTCCTTGGTATTGCATAGACCACCCCGGCCAATGCTAGCCTCACCATAACAGGGTCAATGGCTTCCATATTTTGCTTGGTCGTTCCCGCCATTCTATTCTCTTACAGCCCCGGCAAACGCGATATTCTCGGAATGCGCCCGACGAACGTCGCCACCAATGGAATCCAAAGAAACACAAAATCCCCACTTACCACCTCCTCGGCATCGCCTAGCGAATCACCAACTCTCTCAGTTCGCTCCCCTCATAATGGAACACCACCGTTGCGCCTTTGTCTTTTTCATCCCACAAGGCGCGATAGTAGGTTAGCGCTCGCTCTACCACGTCGCCCCGGGAGAGGCCTAGTTTTTCCTCTAGGTACACCATGCGGCGCTCCCCCTCTGGGGTGAATTTCGTCTCCCAAACTTTCCCCATCTCTACCACCTCTTCGGCATCTCATACGGTTCGTACACCACCCTCTCCTCTGGCGGCCCCTCGGCGCGCTCCCACTCAGCCAGCAACACCGGCCCCACTAGCGCGTGAATCACCGCGTCGGCGCAGTCCGTCGAGCGGCCCAACCTGTTGGCTTTGAGCAGCTCGGCTTTGCTCTCGACTAGGCGTTTCTCCTCACTCGTGATGCGTTTCACCCGTGGTGCCGTGAGCTCCGCTTTCAAGTCGTCATCGTCGGGCAGCGCTAAGTTGACTTTGTGCGCCGGATCCAACAACTCACGCATCGTCCACCATCCGGCCGCCCGCCAGTTGGCAAATCCTAGCAGACCCGCCTCGTCTTTCAGCGTCGTGCCCAGCGCAGCGTTGAACGCCGAGACGGGGTAGCCCATCTCACGCAGCCGGTGGACAACGCCCGCGCCTATGCCTATCGAATCGATGAACGTCCGTTTCGCCAGGTTGCGCGGATCATTATAGTCGAAGCGGTTGTGCTTGTTAATCAGGCCCCCGACGATGCCAGCGAGCCCCATCGTTGACGTTGCCGGATCCGCCGCGACGGCGATCTTTTGCAGCTCGGCAACGCATTTGCCACGCACGCACGCGATCACCGATAGGTCGCCACCGTTGCCCACGTCGACGCCGATCGCTGTGATAGGCCCGTCGTCCTCTTCCCATCGGTCCATTGCCGCCTCGACCCAGGCTAGCGGGATGATGCTGTCCTCTGACTGCGCGGCGAACTCGCCTAGTACCTGGCGCTTGAATAGCACAGAATCCTCACCCCAGGCCAGGCGCATATCGTCAACCCAGGATTGCTTGATTCTACCAGCGGCGACAGCTTCTTGCCAGCTCACATGTCGCGTCCACCATTTCTCGTAGCCGGGCTTTTTGCTGTGAATAGCGTAGAATCGGCCCACTGGCGCGCCAGGTGTCGATATGACGAACCACTTACCATTGCCAGTTGAGAAGATGCCTTCCGAAGCGTCAAACATCGCGTCTGAGATTTCTTTCGCTTCGTCATAGATTAGCAGTACCTCCTCAGCGTGCGCGCCCTCAGTGCCCTCCTCTCGATTTGTAGGCGCAACGACCGTATAGGCCTGGCCATGTTCCAAGTTCAAGCTCGTTTTCAGCAACTCGGTTCTGGGATTATAGGACTTGCGCCCTACCATGCCCCAGCGAATGCGTGGCGCCCACAACCGAATCTCTGGCCAAAGATAACGGATTAGCTGCCGGGCGTTTGATGCGCTTGTGGGAATCTTCCAGGGTATGCCAAGGCCATCCCGAGTCAATGCAAACGCATGCGCGGCTATCGCCGCAATGGCGGTTTTCCCGAGACCACGTGTCCCGCGTGCCGAGATTTTATCATGATCTGTAAAGGCGCCCAAGATCTCGGCCTGATAGTCCCCCAACCACTGCCCCCGAGGGAAGCGAATACAGTCGCGGGCGAATCCAGCAAAGTCGTCTTTGTACCTCAGCGCCCACTCCCTGTAGCGGTCAGTCGGCGGCGTCGGCGTCAGGCCCCTCTCCAGCATTATCGCTTCTATCGCCATCTTGCGACGGAGCAACGCCGGTGAGGGTCTTATTGATACACTCATGTTCCTTTTGTAGTTCCTCGTCGCTCATGTTGTAGAGAGCTACCAATTCGACCGGCAGGCCGCGCGCGGTGCGCTCTATGCCGATGCCGTCTTTGAGGTAGAGGCGGGCGTCGGCAGGTTCTAGCTCTGCGCTTTCGTTTCTCTGAAACCGCATCAGCGCCTTCGCCCCAACGCCCTGTAGAGCCTTGCCGATGTCGGCATGCCGCTTGCGCATCTCGTCATGCTGGGCCTGCTCTGCGATGTAATCTAGCTGGCGCCGGTGTTCGTCCCAGGCTTCGGCGCGCTCTTTCCAGTTCCAACGATTAGAAGCGCGCACCCAAGAGCTCGGATAGCCCGAATGCCGCAGCTTTGCATAACCTTTTGCGTCGCGCCAGTCCCGATAGCCTTGGGCCACTGACCGACCAGAGCTTTGCGCTCTATACGCATCGAAACGGATCCACCAGAGTGACGGCTCGAGTTCGCCATTCTCGTCGCGTTGGCGGTCCCAGGGATCGCTCACATCATCACCATACGAGTTTCCCCAAAACCCCGAAACTCGTCTCCAAAACGCTTGACATTGCCTGCTATCTCGTGTACACTGGGGTTAGTGGAAAACGTGAGAAACGGGAACGCGCAGAGGAGAGAACGATGAGGCTCAGATACACACTCAGCCAAAAAGATCAGAACTGGGCGAAAACAGCCGAAGAGCGCGAGGCCAGCCTTGCCTCCACCCGCACGCATCTCAAGAGCAAAGGGCTGAGCGGCCGCCGCCTGGGCATGAAAATGCGAGACGCGACACTGGCGGCGATGAAGAGTGATCCCGAGTATGCGCGAGGCATGGGCCAGGGCAGACTCGACGCAGCCTGCGAGCTGGACTACTCGGAAGAGCGCAGCGAGTCGGCCTACAACCTGGGATACTACAGAGGCTACACGAACTACTACCGCGACACCAGAGGCGGCCTGGTGATGCACATCGAGCAGTATGAGGAGATGAGCTAGTGACGAACAAAACGAGCGGGTTCGGTATCGGCGAACTGGGGCAAGCGCCGGAGAGCTCGCCCCTCGACAAACTAGAGGCAGAGCATTTGCAGCCGCAGCCACGTGGCGAGCGCATGAAATGTGACTGCGGCCACTGGTACCTGCGAAAACTGGTGATGTCCACCAGCTCAGGCAGCTCGTGCCCGGATTGCTATGATCGTATGGAGGATGCATGGTAAAGCTCAAGATTCGCCTCACGCGTTACGGTGACGCCGGCTGGGAGTTCGCCCTCACAGGCGACTCTGGACCCTCTCGCTACCGCACAAATCCAGTCGGCGACGGTCTCTGGCAGTACGTCAAATCAACTACGCAATGGTACGGCGACGGCTCTCCGTTTTCCGAATTCAAACAGATCATGGGCACCTGCCAGTTTCGGCTCCCCGCCGCTCGCAAGGCCGCCTACGACGCCATTCGCTACCAGTGGAGCAAGCCCCAATGAACATCCAAGTTGGCACCAAGGGCATCAAACGCTTTCCTCTTTCGCACGCTCTACCAGTCCGCGCAGCCGCCCCTTGGACGCATATAGCGCGATCACGTAGTCATCTTTATGCGCAACCTGGATACATGCCTCGCGGTCTTCTCCCCAGAACAGAATCAAGCTTAGTTCCTTGTCTGCTACCGAAACCCATAGCTCGTCAGCCAAATCCACGTGACTAAACTCTCTGCCAAACAGGCTATAAAGCCCATCTTTCCACGTGCGCACAAGAGCTTCGCAATACTCATCGCCTGCACAGACCGCAAGGTCAGAAGAGACGACACAGGCCACCGCCCTGTCGAAAAACTGAAAGGACCCAAGGGTGTCATACAATTGTATGCACGTTTCGTTTTCCCAACGGCTCATAGCATCCTCACTCCCTCAACTCGTGCTGATCCATCTTGGCATTCACACGCCCAAGGACTTCCGCCATGTCCGCCGCTCTCACGATGTAGAGCTGATCCTTTACCGTGAACATCGTATACCCCGCCTTGGTGATATTCAGCGTCCGCGCCCCCCATCCCAACCACACGCCGATGAACAGCCCAAAGATAGCCCCGCCGAGGATGCCTGCGATGATTTGTAGGGTCATGGCGCGCCTCCGCATTTGATACATGATAGACGGTCTTTTGCTTGTGGCGATCCGCACCAATCACAAGCCCTGACGCCTTTCTCTATCCAGTGTGCTGGCAACAATACTCCGCCAGCATACCAAGGATGCAGGGGCGGCGTCTGTGGCTGTCCAAATCCCAGCCATTCTCCGATGGCGGCAAGCACCGTTATGAGACTATCCACGAACAACGGGATCCCTCTAGCTGTCATTTCGTTCCTCCTTACTCATTATCGCGCATTTCGTCGCGTTTGTCTAGCCCGACGCCCGGCCCGTCTTCGCTGCACCAACATAGCCCGCCGCGGTCCCGGCAGCTCACGCCACTGTTCCATTGTTAGGCCGTTGGCTGCCGCCGCATCCCACGCCTCCATGAACCTGGCGCATGTCTCACCAAGACTGAATACCGCCTCGATAGACTCGACAAACCGCTTTCCATCGGCGGCCACCCGTTCCGCCTCCTCTTCGCTCCCATCGTCCGGCCGCCAGCTAGTCAGATCGTCCGGTCCTGTTGCCATCTTGCTCCTTTACCGCGAGACTCGCCACATGAACCGTCCCACGAGGCAGGCCACTTGCGGCCAGCGCCAGAACGGTATGCGGTTCTTGGCTACTTCGCGACGGACAACTCCCCATGCCCACTTGCGCCATTCTTTGCTGCGCTTGTCTATCTCGAGTGACATGACGCATTGTCCGTCACGCATCCTTGGTTGCCCAACTATCAATGCGCCTTTCGGAAACGCAGCCATCTCTCACCTCCTCAACAAACGTTCCACGTCGTCGACGCTGCGCACCTGCAAAAAACACGTCTGCTCGCGCCTTGGCACTCGCGACGCGGTGAATCGGTCCACCCATCTATCATCAGCCCACACGATACCAGAGGCCGCGTCTAGGATCGCTTTGACGAGGTTGTCGAGATCCTGCCGGTGGTTCACCCACCAAAACGTCAGAAACGCCTCTAGCGGCTCACGCGTCAACGGCTCGTACTCGTCCTTTTCGGTCATCTGCTGTCGCAGTTGGATCTTGAGCGCCTGCTGTGATGCGAGATACCGCCGCGCCCTCGGGTCCGCGTGCTTGCTACGCTGGGTCATGCGCACGTATGGGACGATCGGTCCTTCGAGGCCCACGAGGCGGAACGCTAGCATCATCCCCTCCCCATATCAGCATCCTTGAGGAACTCCACCAATCGATCCACTCGCCGGCCGATACGGCGCCTCCGCCTCGCCCTCCCCACCCACCGCCACGCTCGCCTCCCCACCATGTACGCGCCGATAGCGAGGCCGATGGCCACCATGCCCACGGCGAACCACAGCAGGAACGCGGCGTCGGGGGCGAGGTCGAGGCCGTCGAATAGGGGGGTCATGGTTCCTCGTTTTCAAGTTGGCAAGTCAGGTCCCACACATCGTCCTGCAATTCGTCGCGCTTTTCCTCAGCCTTGCGCATCCTCTCACACAGATAGACTATGTCATGCGCAACGCTCGCCACCAGGTCGCCACCTGCGCCCTCTACAAGAGATTTCCGCGCGTAGCCCAGAATCGAAACGGCTCTGTCCTCAATGGTCATGGCATCGCCGCCACAGCGTCAGCCGCGTTGCCCAGGGCTTTGAGATGGCGCCGCAGTTCGTCGCGTTCGGCCAATGCCGCGTCCCGCTCTTTCATGAACTCCATCCCCGCGTCTATCAAGCCGTCAGCGCCTCGCCGTAGTGAGTCCCGCTCCGCTTCGAGCGCGCCGACGGTGGCCTCGTAGCGACCAACTTTAGTCCCCATATGGATGAACTGCTGGCCGGTTTCGCCATCGTTGATCTCCCACGTCTCGAGCAAAGCCATTCGTTCCTTATCGGTGTATGGCAGGTATTTCTTGCTCACGTCTCCTCCTCTGCATCGATAGCGTTCGGCTCTCCCATGCGCGTCTCGGCGATCGGCTTGGTGGTCTCTGGCGGCGGTGTCCCATCCCGCGCGATGCCGTACTCGCGAAGCCGCCGTATCGTAACCTCGCTCTTCTCACCGTCCCACGTGTCGGCGAGGATGCCAGCGGCGGCCTCGAAGCCTCCGGGGGAGCCGGATGGTGGGCGAATCACTAGGCTCCCAAGCCCTCTCACGGCATCTAGTATGCGCCCCTCTCGCAACTCGCCCCATCCGCATCGCTCCACGGTTGCGATGAACTCTGCCAGCGTCTTGTCGTCTAGCAGTTCCAGCACGACCCAACGGTAGGCGTCTCTTTCCCGCTCTGCTTCACCCCTCGCGTTCCACTCTACGTCCCGCTCTGCCGTCACCGCTGCGAGGCCCTCCTCGAGAAGGCGCAAGGTGGCGTCCCAGCGCAGATAGACCTTTGCCTGCCGCACCCCATCGGGTATTGTGCCCTGCTCCGCTGCGCAAGTGGCCCAAAAGACGCTTTGCTCGCGCTCCTCTGGCGTCAACGGTTTCGTGTAGCTCCTCTTGCCCTTGTCGTTCATCCCCTCACCCTCCTTCGATCTGTCGGCTACAGAGCCGTTTCGCCGCGACTCGCTCCCGCTGCGCTGCGAGTTGTGCGGTCAAAACGGCAGTTCCTCTGTCTCGGGCCTCGTCTGGCGCGTGACGCCCACGAGGCGAAAGCGGCCTACCTCGTGGAACATGTCTACTCTCCCCACGTCGCCCGTCGTGTTCTTTTCCACCGCCGCCTCTATGGCCTCCAAAGTGCCGCCCCCGCGTCTATCCTCGCGGTCGTTTGGCCTATGTAGCACCACGGCTTGATTGCATTTCTCATGGATCTCACCCGAGTTGCGCAGATCCTCAATATGGGGCCGCCCCTTGGCGTTTGCCTTCCACGAGCGGTTCACCTGTGCCGCCGTGATCACGGGGATTGACAAACTCTCAGCGGCGTTTTTTAAGGTCTCCGCCATGAGACCCATAAGGGCAGAGACGTTCGCGCCCTTGCGCTCTGGCCAGCGCATCTTCTGGAAATAGTCGATGATGGCCAGGTCACACTCACCCCTGGCGCAGAGGCGTACCATGTCAGCCGCTATGCGCTCAGCAGACCACCCCGCACAATGAATATATGTGATGCGTTGGTGCCAGGATCGGATATCGTCAAGCGCCCTCGCAAGCTTAGGGCCGGTGTAGCCGCGCCTGAGCTGCTGGATGGGAATCCCACTGTAACGCGCCATACGCCGGTTAAGCATGAGTGAATGAGACAGCTCCAAATGGTAAAACGCGACATGATGCCCCCTTTGCGCGTTGTGCTCCGCTATGCCCTCGAGATAGATCGTCTTGCCCACTGATGGCCGCGCCACCACAACGTGCAACATGCCAGCCTCTATGTCACCCAAGTAGCGATCGATGTCCGCCCAGCCCGTGGTGATGAGCGCGTCGGGGTTGGCGTCCAGCCGCTCCTTGATAGCCTGCTGATTGACCAGGTAGTCAGACAGTGTGTTATCATCGCCTCGCAGATGTGACGCTGGCGCGGACACGTCCACGGCATCGAAAAACTGGCGGCTCACATCATCGTAAAGCGTTTCGATAGGTCCATCGTGCGCATGAGCTGCTGCTGCGATGTCGCCCGCAACGCCAATAAGCTGGCGCTGTTGCGCGAGGCGGTGGACGATCTCGGCGTAGTGGCCAGCATGTATCGATGTAGGCGTGTGAGTTATGAGCCGCGTTAGCTCCGACTCACCACCGATCATGTGGAGCTGGGAGCCGTCACCGTTCGTGCGGTTCTCAAGTACGTCGCCTATGGTCACATAGTCTGCGACGCTGTACGCCTCAGCAAGGGTGATGGCCGCCGCATAGATGGCGCCGTTGGCCACGCGGAAAAAGTCAGCGGCCACGAGGCCCACCTCCTGAGCCCGAAGGATAGCGTCGGGGTCGATGAGGATGGAGCCTAGAACCGCCTCCTCAGCTTCGATGCTATGCGGGCGTAGCTGTGCTTGCTCGGCGGCTATGCGGCTCATCCTACGGTCCCCTTTTTGAGGCTGCCATCCGACGCGACGTATTTGACTGTGCGTAGAGGCCCGTCGCGGGCATAGGGTTTGCCAGCGGGCTCGTCACGCGCTCTGCCGTCGCCATTCCATTTCCCGGGCCGCGTGTTGTCCCGTATGCACCGCTCCAAAACGCTGCGGCACCAGTTAGGCGAGGGATGCTTGCCAGTTCTTGCGGCTTCCACGAACGTCTCGCTGAGTAGTGTCTTGTCTCTCGTGATGTCCAATAGGTCCGTCCACACCTCGGCTTGCATAGCCCCGTTGACGATAACCGCCGCCTTGTCGAGTAGGCCGAATAGATGCGCCACGACGGGATCGGCGTTTGGCTCAGGACGCGATTCGGGGGGCAGCGGAGCTGCTGCTGCCGGGGGTGCATCTGCATCTGCATCTGCATCTGCATCTGCATCTGCATCTGCATCTGCATCTGCATCTGCATCTGCATCTGCATCTGCATCTGATCCGGACCTAGTCGCGACTAGGTCTTGACCTACTCCCGAGTTACTCTCGACTAACTCTGGAGTAGGGCGCGAGTCGTCATCGTCAAGGTCTGGCGGAGGGGGATAGTAGCTCTCGGCTTCCTTCGACGTGTCTCCCTGGTAGCGGGGGAATGATGGCACATGGAAGTATGAGCGGCCATTAGATTGATATGGGATGATCATGCGGCGAGTGTAGAGCCAGCCCATAGCCAGACAGACTTGCTCATCGGTGACGTCATTTCTGAGAGGGAAGATTTTGCTGCGCACCCATGTGTCATTGTACCGACCGCGTCCTTCCCGATCCAACACGAGGGGCAGCAGCACCCACAGTAGCCGAGTAAAATCGTCGGGCATGTCATGGATGTCCTCAGACTCTAGCGCCTTGACGTGTAGCTTACGCCATTTCGGCATGCTCCCTCATTTCGCGGTGTAGCGCCTTGTGACACTCGGCGCATAGCGTCAGGCCGTTGTCAACGTCGAAGCGGTCTCTTGGGAACGAGGCCCACGGCAAAATGTGGTGAGCGTGTGACTCGCCCTGCCACTCGCCGCAAGCCTGGCAAACGTCCAGGTCGCGGAGTTTGACAGCGTTGCGCCAGGCGATGTACTCGCGGCACTTGCGCGCTTCTTGCGTGGTGCGGTTGGGCATAATCGCGCAGTTGAGCCAGTCAGCTATTCGGAACCCATCTTGTACCTTGCGCCACAAGTTGGCGCGTATTAGACGGAGCCAAACGACGTCATTGTCTGGGTTTTCCATCAGCTCTACGAGAGCCCGCGCCGGAATAAAGTCCCCGGTGCCATGCTGTGAGATGTAGCATAGCCCACACACGTAGAGCCACGCGCCATCAGGACCGGCGGCCAGCACCTTGGAATGATTACGGAACTGGTCGTCTAGCTTTATCCAACCCATAACAGAAGCCTCCTGTGCCGATGGTAAAGGCGATTCGGCGATGGGACTCCATAGGCGTTGACAAGACGCCCTCCGCATCGCCTCTACCATCGATTCAAGAGGCATGTGTGGTCCCACCTAGTTGTGCGTTCCCTGGGTTGTCATCCCAGTTTCATCATGTAGGCGTCGGACCCTACGTTCCCGCCTGATACTCACAGGTTGCCACTCGTGAAAGTGGCGGAGGGCTACCCGCACACGCCTACACCACCATCATACGCGATTCTCGGCGCCATGTCAAACCTCGTAGCCCTGCCCAAGCTCATGGACTTGCCACCGGGTGCAAGGTCGTATTGCGAAGGACCAGGGGTAAGCTGACAAACAAGGTTGGAGTGGTGTCCGAGCCCTCCAGAATCCACCCCTCCCTCGCCTGCTCGGACACAAAGTCGTAGGTCAGGTACGCGGATCCGCTTTCGCCCCACTCCGGTCCCCAGGAATTGACGAAGCCGAACGTCTCGGTCGCGTCGTCGTATCCCACGATCAGGATTGCATGCCTACCGTCGTACCGGGACCCGTCTTCAGGGACGCCGATCACCGCGTTGGATGCGGTCACATGGTAGAACTCGGAATAGATTGGCACCGAGAGAAGAAAAGGATCGCCCGACGCGAGGTGCTGTTTCAGGAGATCTAGATTGGCGGTGCCCTGTCCAGCGAATAGGTTGAGATACGCAACCGAACGGTATCTCGCTGCCTCAGCAATTGCCTCCTCGGAAGGCTGCGCGCACGAGTCGGACGGATCGTAGGGCATCGTGGCCAGGGTAGCCATGCCATTCTCGACCGCGATGCGCAAGCCATCCACAAAGCTCATGCCTACGTCACGACTGCAGTCAGATGTCAGGCGCTGGTTGTAGATGAACGCCGGGCTAAAGATCTCGTCAGGCTCCCGTGGCACGCGTCCGTTCTCGACTCCCTCTTGATACGAACGATAGTATGAGAGAGCAAAGCCCACGCAACTGGACTGGCCTCCCTGTCTCCCTACGGGAGGCAGACCTGCGCTCAGATCGACCGCGCTGGGAAGTGAGGTTAGTTGACTCTTGAGCTCAAGTCGAGGGTAGTCTCCAGGAGGGGAGGGGATCAAGCCAAGTGCATATGGCGCAACATTAGCTATCGCGGCTTCTGGTGACTGCGCAAGACTAGCGATGCCAGGCACCGAGAGCAAGAGCGCAATAGAAAGCAGAACAACGACCAAGGGCCTTAGCACTGGCTGTCTTGTGGATCTCATCTGGGTTCTCACTTTGCTGGCGGCCGCTTTGGCCAATACCAGATGAACAGCCCGACCTGCGCCAGCTCGTCACGGAAAGCGCGCAGGGAGTCGCATAGTTCATGAAACCAGTTGCGCTTCATTGGCCTCCACCTGCTCAATCACGATGCGAACGTGGCCATAATCCGTGTCGGGACTATACGTTTTCGCTTTCACGGTCTCCAGGCTATCAATCAGCCACGACAAAGTTTCACCGTCGAGCATTAGATGCTTATACGTGAGGTCACTCTCAACGCAAACTAGATGGCCCTCTAGCTTGATCCTTGCCATGCTTCTTTGCCAACTCTCTCGCGATAGTGTCGAATCCGACGCGATAGTCTTTCGTCATAAAACCCACATGCACAAAGAGCCATCCGAAAGCAAAGACGCCGGTGCGGCTGATGAAGACATAGGGCAACCGCGCGATGGGGCCAGTGAACTCGATTAGGATTGTCAGTCCTGGCTTTGGCGGGCTAGGTCGGGGTGTTGAAGCTTTCATCGTCCCTCGCCTTTTCTCCTAACGCGTGCAATTCTGCGAACAATGCGTTCAGCTCGGCCCATAACGCCACGACTTCTCTAACATGGTCCGCAGTTTCTTGCGAGATCATGCTTGCCTCCTAGACACGCAAAAGCCCGCGCCGCTATCGGGCGATGTCACCATGCCGGTCGTGACACATAGATCCTGCTGCGCTGCGGTATTGGCCGCTCTCTCACCGTCCGCATCATCGCCATTGCGAACGATGTCGGGATGTCGCCCACGTCACGGAGAGGCGCCTTTTTACGTGTCCTGATTCGCGTCCGGCCCGTTGCCATGATCTCTAGCAACCCGCAGTCCGCGGTATCTGGCGGCATGTCGTCTTTGGACCCGATGCCTTCGGCGATGACGAACCAGAACTGATTCGACAGGGCCACAAACGGGGCGCGCTTTTCAGGATTGCGTAGCTCCTTGAGCCAGTCGCCGCGTGCAGTCTTGAGCTCGTAGGCGATGCGTCGAAACATCTTTGACGGATGGACAGCACATGCGAACGCATCGATGAAACGCATGTCATAGGAGCATACTTCCGGCACCTCAAAGGCAAACACCCAATCCTCTCGGGGATGGCGCTTGGACAGCTCGTCGATCATGTAAGCGTAGTAGTCAGCAGGATGCGTGATCTCCATACAAAAAGCCTCTCATTCTCTGACCAAGAGCGAACGGCGTAAGGGGAATGATGTAGTGCTGGCTATACCTCGTTGAGCAGTGCGAACTCCCCGATGGCCGCAGCATTATAGGCGCGGCCGGCGTCATGCTCATCATCGAAGTAGCCCAAGTGGCGCGACTTGCCATTGCGAGCAATTCCCGCTTGCCACTTGCGCATGCCCTTGTGCCAGCTTACCCCCTTGAATCGGCTCGATGTTCCACGCATCTTGCGCGAATTCGCCTGGTTCTGAGCTCGTGTGCACCTACGAATGTTGCGCCGACGATTGTCCAGGGTATCATGATTCTCATGATCCACATCCTCACCCGGGCTAGCACCTACAATAATGCGGTGCATGCGTACCATGCGCTGCTCGCCATTCGTGTCTCTCGTCTTACGCACGGCGTAGAAGTCGCCTCCGTGACCACGATGTGCGTACCACTTATGCTGCGCCAGCCTCTCAAAGTCCTCATCGTCTACGATAACGACATAGCCCTGGGTGAGCGGGATCGTTTTGGACATAGAAAAAGCTCCTATCCTTTGATCGAGGCAGTCCGGCGGCTAGAACGGCTGCGCCTGGCTAGCGCATAATGACCGCACCGCCCCGATCAAAGATCAGGAGCTTGGGCCGTTCTAGCCTTGTTGTCTACCCCTGGGTGCCACACCAGAGGCTTGTCTACTATCCGATCTCTACCGCCACTTGAGCCCAGCCGCGACGCTGACTGCAAGCGGGCGTAGCCACAACGCGAGTCCGAACGACAAC